TATGCCCTTTGAACTATCCAGGTTCTGATGTAAGGGTGTGGGGACGGAACATATTAAACGGCTTGTAAGGCTAATGAAAACTCGGTCTTATTCCACACCCTGATGTTGAATTTCTATGCAAAGATAATAAAAAAAAGTAATATACAATGAAATCATTAACAGGAAAGTATTTTATCGTAGGTGTTCGTTATGAGAAAACTCTAGAAGACGGAACGAACGCTAAAACTACAGAGCAATATGTTGTAGATGCCTTGTCATGGTCAGAATGCGAGGCTAAGACTACAGAAGAAATGGCGGTGTACACAAATGGTGATATGGAGATTGTCACTATGAAGAAAGCTAGCTTCTCTGAGTTGTTCCTTTCAGAGGTAGATAGTGAAGATAAATACTACGATTGCAGTATTAACATGATTACTATTGACGAAAAATTTGGCAAGGAGAAGAAGACCAAGGTTCGTTATCTTGTGCAGGGTGATACCATTGAAAAGGCTCGTAAGAATGTAGATGAGATTATGGGTAAGACTATGATTGATTACAATATTACAAGTCTTAAGGAAACATCAATCATGGATGTATTCTTGCATATGGGTAAACCAAAGGAGTAAGGCTTTTCATTTTTCTTATTATTTAATTAGTTTGAAATCCCCCTATGGGGTGGTGCTGCTTAGTTCAATGGTAGAACGTCCGCCCAAATCGGAAAAAGGTTGTGGGTTCGACCCCCACAGCAGCAACTATGACTTTTGGTTTGATAAAGGATAAAGATTATGGGATATTATGATAGATTCAACAAAGGTGGAAAGAAGCCTAAACACCAAAGGAGCGAGAAGCAAAAGTGGGTTGACAAGCTAGATAGGCTTATGTCGGTTTATATCCGCATGAGAGACTCTAGAGAATTTCACTATAAGTACTTCAGATGTATCAGTTGTGGACGAATATTGCCAATCGACCAAGCCGACAATGGGCATTATTGCGGACGAACTCATATGAGCTTGCGCTTTGATACACGTAATCAGAATGCGGAATGCAAACGATGCAACAGATTCTCTTCTGACCATCTTATCGGTTATAGAAAGAATTTGGTAATGAAGCTTGGAAGATTGGCTTATTTACAGAAGCATCCTCACGTTCCTTTAGATATGGAAGAAGTTAAGCGGCTCGGAGAGCAACAAGTTGATTTGCTGGAAGTAATGAAACATCAAGCAAAGAATTGGTCGGTGTTTGAATTACAAGAACTCTATAAATACTATGCGGCTCTAATTCTGAAAATGAATGAAGAAAAAGACAATCAATAAGGTTTAAATAATGTTACTACATTAATAATAAACACTAAAAGGTTTGCATTATTGAATTATTCTTCGTAACTTTGCAATCGTCTTGGTGAGACACACCATAAAAACTGTAAGGTCATTTTTCTATTGGCTTTTGTTATGCATAAGACTTGTGCATTCCTATATAGTAACAAAAGTGATTTCATATTATTTGTGAAATGAAGTTTAAATTAAGACCATATCAAGAAGAGGCTAGCAAGAAGGCTGTTGAGTTTTTCTTGGATGAAAAGAAAAATTGGAACGCTCTGGAAGTGCTCCCTACAGCATCGGGCAAATCCTTAATTTTGGCAGATATAGCTGCTAGACTCAAGGATAAAGTGCTTGTGTTCTCTCCTACTAAGGAGATTTTGGAACAAAACTACAAAAAGTATTGTTCTTATGGATTTGATAATGCCAGCATCTATTCCGCTAGCTTTAAATCAAAGGAAATCAGCGATGTTACTTTTGCTACAATTGGTAGTGTAAAAGGACATCCCGAATTGTTTACTGACTTCAAGTACATATTGATTGATGAGGTTCATTTAGTGAAACCTGAATCCGGCATGTATAAGGAGTTTCTTGATAAATTAAAGAGCAAGGTCATAGGTTTAACCGCAACACCATTCCGTCTGTATTCCTATCAGAACTATGGTAGCATACTGAAGTTTCTGACAAGAAGTAGAGACAAGATTTTCAAGGAGCTAATCTACTATGTTCAAGTTGAGGATATGGCAAAGAACGGATATATCTGTCTTCCGAACTATTACACTTGCCCACCACCACAATGGAACGAAGGAAACTTGCAGCTCAATTCAACTTGCCGTGATTACACTGACCAAAGTGTCAAGCAAGAATATGAACGTGTAGATTTGTACGGATGGCTAGTTAATGTTGTCAAAAGATTGCTTAATCCGAAGCGAGGTGGACAACGTAAAGGTATCTTGGTTTTTACTAAGTTCGTTAAAGAAGCTCAGATGCTGACCTATTCCATACCTAATTGCGAAATGGTCTGCGGAGAGACACCACCTAAAGAGCGTGAGGCTATCATCGAGCGATTCCGCAATGGGCAGACTAAGGTATTGGTAAATAGCCAAATCTTGGTCGTAGGCTTTGATTATCCGGAGTTAGATACTGTAGTGTATGCAAAGCCAACACGTTCATTAGCGCAATATTATCAAGTCGTAGGAAGACTTCTTAGACTATCAAAAGGGAAACAACCTTGGTTTGTTGACCTCTGTGGTACTTATGAGAGGTTCGGTAAAGTTGAAGACTTGAAATTGCTAGACCAAAACGGAAAAGGAAAGTGGGTAATAATGAGTGGAAATAAACAATTAACAAATGCATTTTTTTAAGATATGGTAGTAAAATTAGACGAAAAAGCATGTAGCTTGGATGCAGATGAATTGGTCGCTTTCGTCCGTCTGTCATTTAATACTGACAAAGACGGATATGTGTATGGGAGCAACAAGGAAATATCGGAAAAAATAGGCATGTCGGTAGCAAAGACAAAAAAAGCTATTGATGGACTATTTGAGAAACAAATGGTATCTATCGGAAACGGAAAAGTCTTTATTTGGAAGCATGAAGACAACATAGAATTTGCTGAAGGCGAAGAATCTAAACCACACAAGAATGAACCTGAACGAATAGCATTGAATAACGTCCCAAGTGTACAACAAGTGGATGATAAAGCAAAAAAGGTTTGCGAATATTTCAATAAGGTTATCGCTGGAAGAGGAATGCCTCTAGTTCATGCCCTGACATCGAAGAGAAAGTCAATGATTAATTCACGGCTTAAAGAATATGGGAGTGAGCAGATGAAGTTGATGATTGACAAGGCGGCAGCATCTTCATTCCTTAATGGTAGTAATGGATGGATGGCGAGTTTTGATTGGATTATGAAACCAAATAATTTTATTAAAGTATTGGAAGGAAATTATGATGACAGAAAGCAAGGAACTAATAAAGACGCAGAGCAAGGCTATTATCAAGAGTCAGCCGACCTCGTGCAGCGTCTCAATCAACAGAGAAAAGCAACGAATATTCAATGAGTATGGAACATTCGATGATGTTCTAATGTCTTTCTCTCCATCAAGCCAAGTAGGTAGTAAGATGTCTATCGGAAAAGCTTTTAAGAGCAACGCACCGACACTAACCTATCTTGACTTGTGTTATGGAGAAGGAAGTGCAATAACATGGCTTGTGGCATGGGTTTCTGATGTATATGGTATCTGTGGCTTTGTTAATAATGAGGTTACGGACAATATTAAGATAATGACTGCAAATGCAATAAAGGATGAGTATTATTTCCTTAATCTGAACGAGCTGATTACTTTCTTCAAGATGTTTATTGCCGGAAAGTTCGAAAAATTCTACAAAAAGCCAAATCCGCAAGTAATTACCAAGAGCTTGTACACTTTCTGCTTTCAACGGATGGATGCCGTTAAAGCAATGGAAGCAAATATGCAGAAAGAAAAGGAGGCTAAAGAAGATGAGGCTATCAAACAAAATGCTATCACATATGAAGGATGGGCTGCAACAAAGAAAGCTAAAGGCGAAGAAGTCAACATAGAACTTATCGAAGACGATAAAGGCAACAAGATTTTTCGGGTTAAAGCTCCTAAAGCTGATGCTAGATTGGACTCAGCTTATATGATAGTCAAGAATACAACAAATGCCGATTTTAAGACTATATGCAAGCTAAGAGAATGTTTCGTTAAGAAATATGGTATAGACCCATACGACTTGATTAGAAATTTAGGAAATAAAAAACTTAGAGAATATGAAGAAAGAAGAAATTGTCAAGGCAATCATTAAGAACCTTAGAGATGTAAATGGCAAAAAGTTCCGCAAGGATGATGTTCAAGCCATTGTGAATTATTTCATAGACCTCACAAAGCAATCGTTACGCAACAGAGACCGTGTTATGATACGTAGCTTTGGAACATTTGTGGTACGACATAAAAATCCCAAGCAAATTAATTGCGTGCGAACTGGAGAGAAAACGATGACAAGGGAGAAAGACCATGTAGCTTTCATTCCGTCTAATGATTTTGACTTAGATTCAATAGTGTAAAATGGAGATAGCAGAAATAGAACAGATTATAGAGGCTTGCAACTTTGATGTTGCTAGCCAGACCCAAAGAGCAGAAACATTCAACGTAATTGACGCTATTGTAGAAATGCGCAAATACGAAGGTCGTTTCAACGCCAAACGTTGGGAATATGAAAATGTTAACGGACGTGGCACGATAGAAATATATTCGAAACTCGTTGCCGGAACTCTAGAGGACAAATTAGCAGAGTTTGCTATTACATTATTCTCAATGGCCAATAAGTACAAGATGAATGTCAAATCGTTGAGGCTAGACCCAGATTCAATGAGAGACCGTTCCTTTGAAGACTTAATGATGTCTATGCTGAAGATTGAAATGACACATTACCGAGTGTTCAAGAAGATTATAATCTTGATTGGCATGCTTTGCGGATATTGCATGATGAATGGTATTGATTTATTGTGGTTCGTTAATAAGAGACTTTTGGTAAACATTAAATAGGCTAAAATATGAATAAGTTAAAGTTAATTTTTACAAGTACGGATTTCGCATCTTATACGAAGAGTACTATGGGTATGTTATGCAAGGTTCTGATACGAATTCCATACCTTGTACTTGTTGGCATAGTTAGTACAACATGCTGGCTTGCCAAGTGTATTGTAAAGTTCTGTAAAGAGAACACAAAGGTAGCGGTGATTATCGGTTTTATCCTTTGCTTTATGTTAATGTTCGTTGAGTTTATCTATTTTAAACTTCAGCTAGCAAAGAGTTCGTATCAGACAAGTGAACTCATAAAGCGGAACTATGAGCTGGAGCAAACCGACAGATACGATATTGGCTTCCACGATGCGATGGCAAAGAACAGAGAAATGCTTACACAAAATATTAAGCCATGACGGATGAATTTAAAGATGCTTTTACAAGAGCACAATCCTTGCAGAGAAGATTCAATCCTGATTACATGAACTCCTTTTCGTTAGCGATTAAATACGATAGCTATTATGAGGAATATATGGAGATTGAATTGAGAACAGATAATGACAAGTTCTTTATTTCTACATTGACATGTGTTTACGAAGAGGATTATACTCTAAGATTAGACGAATTAGAAAAAACGATAGATAAATTATTAACAGATGAAGACGGAGAATAAAAAAGTTATTTTTGTAAGCCTGTTGGATATTATAAGTATTCCATCGGGTAATGAGCATCCTGTAGATATTACGGATTTTCAGCTTAAGCACGATTTCTTTAGAGCGTTGCAAGCAGATGATAATATAGTCCGTGTCAATATCTTAGGATATGACAAGAACCAGGTAATGTATTCAAGCGATATAACATTCAAGAAAATGGTATCGGTTATTTCATACGAAATTGCCATGTATGCAGATAAGGCTGTAGTTCCATATTGCTCTACTGATAATATTGATGATACTTTTGTTGATGCTGCAAAAAGCACCGAGAGTATAGAGTTTCTCAAAGACAAATCTAATTGGCTGATTATTGGGAACGATGATCTAGCTGATAAATTTGGGGTTGACAATATAACAATGGAGGATTTCGTCAATGGAGAACTTGGAGAATATTCTGAAGGAGCTAAGACAGCAGAAAAGAGATAAACATATTAAACCGGAAATCTTGACCTTAGCAACCATAAAGAATAGGTACGGAAAAGACCCGTTACCTGAGTTGCGTAATTTATGGGCAAAAGGACTGGTTAAGAATTGTAGAACTTTAAATGATTTAGGCTTTATATACAATGGATAAGGAGTTAATAAAGAAGTTAGTAGCACAAGGCAAGGCTTATGTACTTGACTTGCGAGGTGGTCGTGTTCCTTATAAGGAAGGTAATGCTGCGGCAGTTGATTTTTACTGTCCACAAGATGTGGTATTGAATATGCCTTGGGTGAAAATGGGAAGAGGTCACATAAATCTGCATTTAGGCGTGGAACTTCCTAAAGATGTTGGCTTGGATATTCGTTCACGTTCCGGCTTTACTGACAAAGGTATGCAAGTTGATGTGGCCTTTATTGGCAAGAACGAAATACAAGTTGGTTACATGACTAATGTTAGAGCGGATATTGATATTTGTCTAGGTCTGGTCGATGAAGACTATAGGGACAATATTGGTGCGCTTTATAGAGTAAATTCCGACCGTTATATGCCGACAAAGGATAGCAAATTTAAACTTGATTCTGATTACGAATATTATGTTTTCGTAGTCAAGAAAGGTACTCGTATTTGTCAGGGTGCATTCCGCAAGGTAGAAAATCCAAATTGCATTCTAGGAGAGTTGAACATGGAAAATAATCGAGGTGGAGGATATGGTCATGGCGGAACAAAATAACTATGGATGTTGCGAATATGCTAACAAGTATATCTTTGAGATTAGACATTTGGCAGACATGATTGAATGCAAGGATAATGCCGCTTTCGTTTCATCTCTTAGGGAGGACTTTGGAAAGCTCGGATTATTTTCAAGCGCAGCCAATTTCCTTCGTCTTATGTATGAGATTCGAGCATCTTCTGAAGACAAAGAAACCTTACGAAATCATATCTGCGTAATGGCGATGGAAGCCTTGCTTACGCTCTCTTGGTTTATTGTCTCAGATTATAACGACATCATCGGGTCGCAAATCGAGTTTTTCAAAACCAAGAATAAGCGGTATGGAAACGCTTTCTCGGAATGTTTCTCTAAGGATGGTTATCCGTATGCATTCGGTCATTTGCAAGAGAAAATTAATCGTATTTGCTCTTTGCTTACTTTAAACGAGGAAGCTAAAGAAGAGCCTATTCTTGACAGCTATAAAGACTTGTTGGGATATTGCATTTTAACTCTAATAGAAATAAAATGAAATACCGGATTAAAAGAATTGAAAAGGTTATCAATGGGCAGAGTTCGTTTGAGCACTGCTCGTTGGTAGTTTCCGACATAGAAATGTTTAGAAAACAAATAAATGCAGACGAGGTTAACTTCGTCTATGAAATGTTGAACTAAAAACAGAAAAGAATGAAAGAACCAGACATTGAAATGAATCTAAAGAAAATCATGGAACGCATAAAATGGATTAGAGAAACTAAGGCCATCTTATCCAAGGAAGAAATAAGTCTTTCCATTCCATTGATGCAAGATTTATCGCAAGTAGGCAATATTTACGATAAATTTATGAGCTATCATGCCGGAAGAAATTCCACAATGGTACGCAAGCAATTTATCTTTGTTATTCTTTACCTTTATTCTCCTAGTGCCCTTGGCGGTTCTAAGATGAGAAGAGGGCTAAGAGAGAAAATCGCTAAGGTTTTGGGGTGTACATGTTCTAATGTGAGCCATGATTACAAGAATATCAGTTTCTATTATGTTACTTACCGAAGTTTCCGTAATGACGTGAATGAGATATTGGATAAGCTATTAATAGATTTGGGTTTAAAAGAGATAGGGGAAGAATAGATTCCCCTACCCTTTTTTATTATTGCAACTTCAACTGCTGTTTTATGCCTAGTCTTTTTGCTTCTTTACTAAAAAGGTCTATTTTACGTTTTACTTCATCTTTAAACTCATCAAACAATGCTATTAAAGCCTCTTGCTCGGTATCAAAAAGTGATTCCTCTCTAATTGTATGCTGTTTAGTTCGTTCACAATAGTCGGGTTTGTATTTATAATCTATCCACCAACCTGAAGGACTAAATTCGTTCCCCTCGAACCAAGAAACGTTGCAGCATCCCTTTATTATACAGCGTTGCGGATGTTCAAACCAACCATCTATATACCAAGCAATATCACCATTCCTATATTTTGGGATGGGTCTTTCCTCTTTGTTCGTATACTTATATTTTTCCATATTCTCGCTTTTTATTACTTATAGAAATCCCTATTATAAACACCTGAGAGCTTTTGCATATCTTCCTCTGTTATATAGTATTTTCGATTTAACTGATATTGAATATAATCTCCATACTCTACATCTTTACATGGAAAGAGCTTTCCGTTATCAATTCGTTTAAATACTATATTATAATCTGTCCTCACTCCTTTATTAATAATTGAGAAGTGACTTCCTACAGACTCTCGCTTATCTATTACTTCATACCAAAAAGTTTTGCCTTTATGAAAACTATCATCAATAGCCGCATAAACAACAACTCCTATTATAAAAAGAACAAATAAAAGCTTAAAAAAATAGTTATCTTTTTCCATACACTTAACTCTTTTTTATTTTTAAATACTTCAACTTTGCGAATCGGTATGAATTGTATATTCCACCAAGCGTTTTATACACTTTAGATGTGAAGCACTGAACGCAGCCTGTATAATCATCAAAACCTAAGATGATATACTTATCTTCAAGATAACCTGCCACGTATGCGCCAATGTCCTTACCTTTATAAAGAACTGGTTTTCCACAATACGCATTAAAAAATTCTTTATTTGTCATACGCTATACTATTTTAGTTCATCAAAGTCAAACCACTCTATCTTATCGTAGCATTCGTACATAGTTTCTATACGTTGTGTGCCGTCACCTCTAGTGACAATCCATACATCATCACTCATTGCTCCGTAGTGAAGAGCCGTAGGGTTTACACCGCCACCACTATATCGGAACATTACCCACTTTTTTAATGGTGGCTTCTCTTCCTTTAGGTCGTGCCATAACGATGCTGCGTTCACGTAAGGAACGTTTTCTGTATCGCAATCGGTAGCGTTAATCTTCTCTGTACTGAACGTTACACCATCTAATTCATTGTAATCTACCTCATCCTTGTTGCTACTGATGTTGAGATAAATCTTCTTTGGCAAATTCTTTATTTTCATATTACTTAAATTTAATAATAAAAAACTCTGTATAAAGCCACTTGTCGGGGCATAAACCTTTCTTTGGCTTGCCGATGCTAATGCTCTCAATCTCCTTTTCGATGCGTGGGCTATCCTTGCGGTAGCCGTTGATGAAGAGGACGTGGGTGAACGGAATAACCTTTAACCACTTATTTTTTATAAATCGTGTTAATAACTGAGCAATAGTCTCATCAATCAAAATGTATACAATATTCCTTGTGATTTTTTCGTACTTACAAGGCTTTTTGTGTCTATCTTTTATTTGATAGAATAATCTTTTCAGCCAATACATTTTTATTTCTCTATACTCTTCCGTCTTCTCGCCAGCCACAATCATATCGAACCACTCCTTGCGGACAGTGAGGGTCAATATTTTCTTTTTCATCTTTCCACCTCCTCCCAATCATTTGCGAGAATATTGCTACACGATATATCGACTACTGATACATGAGGTTTTCCTGTAATATATACATACTCTCTTCCCCAACTATTTTTACCAATAGAATAGGAATCTGAACTACCCCACCCATATCTTTTTACTTTCTTTCCTTCCTTCATTCTTCTCAGAGCCTCCGAGAAGTCAAATGTTTCCTTCTTCATTTCTTCTATCTTTTTAATCCTCATACGCTATTTATTTTGTTAAACTTATCGCCTTTGTGATACGGTGGTCTCGAAGTATAAAACCGCCCAATCTTTTTTTGCGATTTTCTTGAAGAATATCTAATGGTCTGTATCTACAATGTCTTAGATACCAATAAGGAGACTTTTTCAATAGCTTATCAAAAGCTCTGTTTCCTTTATCCCATGTTGAGCACTGTTCGATAACCCTTCGAAAGTCGCAAGCCATTATCTTCTTTGCCAATCTAATCTTCATACGCTATAGTTGCTCTAATTTATTAATTATTTCGTCAAAGCGGTGCATATAATCGAAGTTTGGATTTTCATCATACTTGCGCTCCATTCTGTCATATAGCCAACGTAGATGCTCCGCATCCTCGTGGAACTCTTTAATATCTTGTTCGTCTAAGACAATTTGTTTCTTCATACGCTATTTCTCTTTTCCGTAATACTTTTTTGATAAGTCATTGAATCGCTCATAATTCGGAAGCTTGGGGGAGATTTCAAACTTCATCGTTCTTACATCATACCCTCTATCAGTCATTTCTTTGACAAACTCTTTAGTAAAGACTTTATCGAAGAGATAATGAGCATCTGCTTGGGTCATAAACCCTAAAGGGTGATAAGCACCAATGCAGTTCTCTTTCTTATCCCAATATGCCGTTAGCTTCTCTTTCTTTTTAAGCCTCATACGCTACTTCTTTTTGAGACAAGGACAACTTTCAGCGTGGATAACACAAACGCCATGTTTCGTGTCCACAACCAGATATTCGTGTCCTCTCTCAGTGAATACTGACATGCCAATCTTCTTTGCAGGTTCATTACTATTAGCCAATGAGCGAAAGCCCTCAAAAATCAATGCACCTACAAGTAAGCACAAGACAAACCAAACGGCTGACTTGATTAAGTTTAAAATCTTATTCTTCATACACTCCATTCCATATATTTACACACTCAACGAACTCTTCGACTTCTTCTATACTATTCAATATAATAGTAATGCTCCCATCTTCGTTCCAATGCTGATTACTTACATCTACCATAGTTTTATCCTACTTATCCTTATCGAATTTATTGCCAATAACCTTAATATACTTAAAGTATAAAGAATAAGGCATTCCATCAATAATAGCAACAAATGCACCGTACATATATTCAATTACTGCTTTTACCTTGATAAATCCCTTATATAGGTCATATATCTCACACTCTGCTATATCGCCTTCCCAAATTTCATTGCCTTTGTAATCTGTCAGTCCTGTGAACTGGCAGACGGTAGAAGGGTTAACTGGTGATGTCAGTTGATTTTCATAGTCTGTTATCCAGACGTTATCTGAATCTTTGTGATGAACCAAGTCACCTTTTATCCATTTTCCATCCAAGGTTTTCTTTGCCTTGAATTTAATATTCCCTATTTCCATAAGCTATCTTAAAATCTTAATTTTAATATCTAAGTACTTTTCCATTTCTTTTAACCCATTTTCGTTTACACTATAATAATAAATATCACGAGGAGGTTTACTCATATCCCCTATACCATAAGGCTGAATGCTTCTTTTAGCATATCCTTTTGACCATAAGGAATCCCATAAGGTATCTGGCTCATCATAATACATCACTCCATTGCGAAAGGCTTCATAAATACCTCTTTTTGGTTTCTTCCAATCTAAGCCAATGCAATGTTTCATCTTGTATAATTCGTCTGATGTAAGCATAACTATATTTTTTAAAGTTCGACTGGCTCATCCTCCCAAGTAAGTTCTTGTCCAATGAGTTTTTTTATGCTACCTTTTGGAAGATGAAATATAGAGTCACCAATCCAATAGTCTCCAGCTCTAAATGGTTCTGTTCGTGAGATTAATTCCTCACTGATTTTATCAACTGATACCCATGCCATAACTATTCCTCCTTCTCTATAAAATCACGTCCAACACGTTCTAATAACTCTAAAAATATTCTGTGCTCATGATAAGTGAGTTCCCAAGGATGGTCTTTGTTTCTTTCTACATTTCTTTTGCAATGAGAAACGAGATAATTATAAAATTTCTCTGTTAGCCCTTCTATAGGTTTTACTTTCTTCATATTCAATTCTCCTCAATTTTTACACCAAATGGAAGTCCATCGGCAAACAACAAATTCTTAAAGCTACTTTCAAATGTCTCATCTTCATATCCACAGAAGTAACAACCTTTAGTAGTTAAGCATGTGAATGCACGATGTGTTTGATAATTAGCAAAGTACTTATCTTTAACAACACCAAACGGCTGATGTTTCAGCATTTCTTGCCAGCACTCTTCTGCATCCTTGAATGGGCGATACTCAGATTCTGGCTTGATTCGGTACTCAAAATCATCATCAAAGCTTGGGTCTTCATCATCATACCATAATGACTTATCACCTTTGATACATCTACTCTCTATTGCCTTTCCTTCGGCAAAAGCTACCAAAATTGGCAGCATTTTTTTAGCTTCTTCTCTTGTCATACTCAATCCTCCAATTTTATATTATGTTCATCTGCGAAATAATCTTCTACCTCTTCGCAAAACTGACCTTCGCAAAGTGATTATGGGAGTGCTCTGCTAGTATAATACTCTCGTTGGCATAACTCACAGATTTCTTTTTCGTAATTATTTCTTAACTCTTCTCTAGTCATTATTCACCCTCCTTTCTGACTATATAGTCATACATAGGTTTGCGGTTTCTACGATATTTATTACATATCTTTTCTGCCTCTTCCTCTGTATCGCAAGTTGCAATAACTCCATCGGGATATGTATCCCAATATCTAACTACCTTAAATTTTGTCATACTTCTAATTCTTTTAAAATCTTTTTTACCAAGTGATAATTATCACCATCCCAACCTTCATCAAATGCTTCGCCATTATCGGACAAATGGTGCTCATTGACATAATCAAAGATAGCATTGTGAAAGAAGTCATCATCTGTTCCATAGTCGTCTTCATTATAAAAGCCTTCGTGACTTAGGAGTTCTTGGCATTCCTTGTGCATACAGATGGCTGACCTATATTTGGGAGTAAACTGCCTGACATATTTGGTTCCTGTCTCTATCGTACAACCACACATATAACATCTGTGTGGCTTACGTGCCTTGCGCTCTGAATCTATCCAATCCATAATCATTTATCTTTTGGGTCAACGAATGGTAGCCAGTACTCTACATCAGGGATATTCCATCCGTTGTAGTCTTTGGCTATCCTTTTATTTACTATATGTCCAAAACTAATTCTTCCGATTGTAGTAAGGACAATAACTTCTTTATCTACTGGTGGTAGCTCATCCTTGACAGATACCCATACTGGAGAAACATTTTTAGGCTTGCGGTCTTGTAGAGTAGCAGTATAGTTAAAGGTAAAAAAATCTACAGGATATTTTTGCCAATGGCTTTCTTCTATTGCCTTATTGATTGCTTCTCTTTTTGAGTTTGCTTCAACCATAACATATTTTGAATTAGATGTTTTGAAATAATCCACTCTATATATTGCCATTATTTAGTCCTCCTATAAATATCTTATCATTATTTCGTAATCTTCTAAACATTCAGAAGGAATACTTTTTAAATATTCTTCTATTACAGACTTAGCATCATCACCCATATCTTTCAACATGGTAACGAGTGCTTCTTCTTTATCTGTATCATACATAACCTTAGACATTTCTGTTATAAGGCTTACATGAGATTCATCATGTACTCTATCACGGAATGTTTCTAACATGAAATCATATAATTCTTTATCAGACAGCTTGCACATTAAACTATCCAAGTCTATTGTTACATATACGCTCATTGTTTTACTCTCTTTTAAGAAATTCATTAATCTTATCTCTTATCTGCAACTTGTAGTTATCTCCATACAGATGTTCTTCTGCCCATCTTAAAGCATCCATATATCCTGATTCATAACTATCTTGCATATCATAACAATCATAGATTTTTCTTGTTTCTGCCATATTCTCTTATTTTTACCCTCTCCCTGTTACCAAGGAGAAGGTGGTTATTACTAAAGCTCATCAAACTCTTTTTGCAATCTCTGTTTTGTTTCATTCAGAAGCTGCTTGAATTTAGTCTCAAATTCCTTATCATCCATTGACAAGTTCAATATACTAATTCCAATACAGGTAAGTTCATCTCTTAGAGACATATTTAAGAGTAAATTTATTTCAGAAATCCAACTAGTGATTGTGTTTGCTCTTTCTAATTTATCTATATCCATATTACTATCTATTTATACCTTTTGAAGGATGCTTAATCAACTAATTCTGCTCCGAGATAGTCATAAAAAGAACCATCACTACCTTCTGAGACAAAATCTTTATACCATAATTCCCAAGGGCTTGTAGCACATCCTCTGTGGTCTATATAAGGGTAATTTACATAATGTATTTCTTCATATACATTATTTCGATATTTCACTATCCACATCATACTCTATCTATTTATACCGAAGGCGTTAAACAATCAAAGATATCAAACCCAAAAATGCTACTACTAAAGCGGTTACACTTAAAATAAAAATAAAGATACTTATAGGAATATACCATACACTTTCAGTTTTATCCATTCCAAATTGTACCGTAATATCCAAAATCATTGTTAATGCTAATAATAATATAGCCATACCTACACCTCCATTTCGTTTTTAATACCCATACCAAAGAAGAGGTGATTGAGTTCGTGGCAATATTGTATCTCCGCTATATTATTTCCATCAATCTCTACATATAGCTGACCTTTATCTGATTTATGCTTAAAGTCTATCCCAACATAAGAAATAAAACCTTTTGCCACATTTAAATAATAGTACGACCCGTTTTGAGTTTTCCACCCATTCTTTTCTAGAATATCCGTTGTAATAGGAATGGGTTTGATTTCTTTACTTGTGACTTTTGCAAAATTCCCATTCATAAATCTTATAAGATAAGATGTTTCACGAACCTCACAGATTTCTGCAATAGGTTCTTTATATAAAGATGTATATCTTACCAAGTCACCATCTATGTACTCTTTCATTGCTCACCTCCTTCCTTTGGCAGTAAATCATTCAAGTATAGCCAACCTTCGATGCCATATACATTATGTAGGTTGCGTAATTGGTCTAAAACAAAACCTACATTTAGAATACTGACACCTCCGTTTATCAAGACTAACAATCTTCCTTTACCAAACTTTGGCTCTTCACTAGCAGGATGCCATAAATTCTTCAAAAACTCATTTATAGCCCACTTAGCACCTGCATTAAAGCCATCAACATGACCCTCTAAGAATGCAATATGTGTAGGCTTTGAATCATCAAAACCTTTAGCATCTGCAACCTTTTCTGATATTTGTCGTGCAGCTTTTTCTCTTTTATATTTATCTATCATAATCTACCCTTTCTTTTTTTGAGTTCTAACATTCTCCTAGTTCTACGGCTTTCCTTGTCACTATGATAGCAAAGACGCTCTATTACTTGGTCATTACTTTTATAGGCACGAGCTTCATTATCAAATGCTTCTTTAAGAGATATGCCTGAAGATAATATTATATTATTTGCGATATTATCATCCATCATACCTAACCCTCCACATCTTTAGTCGTACCTAACAAGTGCTCGTTTCCTTCGTAAGGAATGCAGTGAAACCAAGCACAACCATTCTCACACATAAAGTGGTTTTCGTCTTTATAGCCGAAGAAACTCGCTTGCCATTTTTGGTCTTTATTATCTCTAACCAACACTTTGTCGAATGGTTTCAGCTCAACCTTTGGCTTCAAGTCCACAATCATTTTATGCTCGCTATCCCAATCTTTATTTTCCTTTGCGAGTGCGTCAAATAACTGCTGCTTTTCTGAGTCAGTGGCATGGCGAAATATCTTAATATCGGATGGAGATAATACTACAGGGCCTTCTCTAAGGTATGTGTCATGTTCGTTAGACTCACATAAAGCTGGACTAAATTTATACTTATCAATTTCTTTCTCTTTTCTAAAAATAGCAATCATTGAGCTTGTATTTATGCCAAGCATATGAGACTCAACAAAAACTATATCTCCATCCTTGGACTCTGGATGAGCAGGTTCAATCTCCAATGTTTCACGATTGAGCTTACCACCCAACTTCTCTTCGAGATCTTCAAAATAATTTTTAACATTGCCACTGTCATTTATTTTACTAAAGTTACTAGTATAATAACTTCTATCAATTACTAATGTTCTATCCTCATAAGTACTTAGGCTATATTTACCTTGAAATTTAGTATAATTTTCATCTATGAATTTTTCAAAGATGACTCTTTGTCCTACCCCTACAAGAACATCACCTTTTTTCCAATCGAATTTATACCAGTTACGCATTTCCTTTGATGGGAAAATAATACACTCTCCATCATCATACAAGTTGCCATTTTTATCAAAAGTACCTTCTCCACCATTCATAAAGCCAAACTTCGAACTATAGAAAGATACTTTGAAACTTTTATCGTCTGCCTCTTTCAACTCACATTTACCACAAGCAGAAGAGTACAACTTGGTTCCTTGTGGCTTATCCTTCAAAATTTTTGCTATATTAATCTTTGTATCCATAATTAAATCGACTTTTGGTTTAAACAATATTGGTAGTGACTCATACTACAATCAGCGTATTTTGATATTTTTGGTAACTCCCCATTATAAGGAGTGACTTTCAATCCATCAATAAAATCGGCATTCTCGGTATACACTTCGGTATTATGCTCATTCATATATACTTTCTGTGCCGATGTAGAATGGCTTTCTGCTCTCAACTTACCAAGTGAACGCCAAACCTGCTTGCGATAGATGAACAATCCATGCAAAGGAATTGTCTTTACTTCTACTTTTGCTCCCATAACCTTAACCATTTAAAGATGATAATAACTACTTGATACCTTTGCACTCCAATCGAAGCAGCCCACGGCATCCGGCTTTAAGAAGCGTTTCTCTAACTTCTCCAAAGCCTCTTTATACTTCTGCTCCATGTGCTTGCAATGAAGTCTCTGAGCTAATTTAAGTTGCTCGGCAACACCCTTGCGAGCAACTCTATATTGTTTATCGGACATCATAGCCTTATTCGTTCACATAGTTGATTACTTGCTCTTGACCTTGCTCATGCAAGTTATCGAAAGCGTCTTCTATAACTTTAGCTACTTGGTCGCCATGAAGGTTCTCCAGCATTTCGCTTACAACCTCTATCTGCTGATCTGTTGCTAAAGAGCAAAACTTGTCAATAAGAAAGCTCTTCTGTGCATTGACGAGCATATCATCGAATAAATCCGATACATCTACACTAACTTTATAACATGCCATAATTTGAAATTTTAAAAGTAATTAGTTGTACCACACATCATTTGGCATAAGAGCCAATTTCCATCCATACTCTAGTTCATACCTTAATATTTTAAGGTCGTTACTCATTACAGACGAAAGACCTACAAACTTATTTTCGTACTCCATAACTTAATTGTTTAGTTGCCATACTTATAACGCAAATAATTAGCTTCTGAGCCAAAATAAAGCTCAGTGTCGCTCATATTTGCCTCCATCAAGTCTTTCTCTACATCTTTATAAGAAGGCACGCAATCCTTAACTCTTTGGCAGAACAAAGGGTATTTTGAAGAAACGTCTTCTCCGTCTTCATCATAGATATTAATCTTATCTACATTGTAATATGGATAAGAAGAAATATTTCCATCTGAATGGATAACCTTTCTACTCTTAACGGACACCACGATTTCAGCAGGTTTGTTAATAGCATCAAACTCGCAAGTAAAATCATCAAGCTGCGCCTCAAAAGCCGCATCATTAATCTTTTCAGATAAGTTTTCAAAAAACTTTTTCATTTTCTTATTACAGTTTTTGTGGTGTGTCTCACCATTTTAATTAGTAACTCTGTTTCTTAATCACGATGCAAAGATACAAAGAATTATTGAAATATGCAAATTATTTAATGTATTTCTTTTATCTTTTAACACTCTATAATAATGCGAACAAATAATTTGCTGACGTTAACACAAAAATCCCCACCACTACATTATTATATATAGTGATGGGGCAAACCTCAAATGGTATTTTGCCTTTGGGCTACTTTTCTTCCTTATCTTTAATTTCAACGAAATTGCCAATTCCCAAACGAGCCTTGTTGATGCAAGACGCAATCCAACCTATCAGATAGGCAGAAGGCTCGCCTCCGTGCTCCATACCAATAGCACCCTCGATGGTATCGCAGGCGTGAGAAGCTTCATGGCAACAAACTCCCATCCTCATAGAATTCTTGCTTGCAAAATTAATAAATGAACAAAGCTTCTTATTCGATTTTTCTCTAACGTTACCGTAGGTTATTGCGTCAGCATTAGAGAAATCAACCCTCAAAACCCCACCATTTCTACCTTCAAAACACTTGTTAGCGTCCTCTTGGTTCATACCAATAGCGACACACAACATCCTTGGATAGATAACAGGGTCGTATTCGTAATATCCTTTCTTCTTCATATCTCATCGTTTTTATGTTCTTCCCATCCATGCCTCGAAAAAGCATACCAAGTATCACAAATATCAAGAGCGAGAATGTTGCCTTGGTCAATACAAAAATCGCTATCAAAGCCTTCAATATGAACATACATCACTGCTATAGTATCATAAGGAACGCTACGACCTTCAAGACAAGGGTTTTTAAAATTCTTAGTCTTGTATAAACTTGTAACAATTGGCACTTGAAGAACGTCTGAAATATTCTCAGTGCTAATCTCTATCGACTTCTTAAACTTCTTCATATCTCAACTATTAAAATTTCTCAAAGTAGAACTCAATTTGTCTATCAAAGTGCTCTTCGATTAAACCATAAGCAAGCGACATCTTTACTTGGAAAGAAGCCTTACCATTAAGCAATCCTTTAGCCTGTCTAGTAATCTCTGAGCGAAATTGTTCCAAACTCATATCACGCTTACGAAGATTACAAGATCTGCAAGATGGCATATAGTTCTCCATGGAATCATCGCCATGGGATACGACAAACTTTCCCTCCTTGTCGCTCCACCGAGAGTAACACCCTCGATTCTTCGGAACAAGATGGTCAACCTGCATATCCTTATACTCTATACTCTTGCCGCAATAAGCACAATGCCCATCGTATTTGCGATATATTTTAAGTCTATCTTCTTTTTTCATAATCGTTAATGTTACCTATCAATATGCCACTTAGAGCAAACCTTGCATAAGTAAGGATGCCAGCCGGAAGCCTTCAACTTCGAACTCTGATTCAGAAACTCCCAAGCATCATCCTCGCTTTCATAAGCTACCTTCGCCTTCCAAGACTGACCTTTTCTAACCCAATGCTCAGGATCTGGATGCAAATGACAAGGAATACATTTATTTCTTTTCTTCATAACTTCTTCAGAAATTTAAGTTGAAACCCTTCTGCCTTTTTTATTCCTGGGTATAGTTCCGTTAGAACCTCCCATGCTCTTGTCTTGTGCCGATGCCACATAGTAACCGGATGCACACGCTCACCACTTGGTAAAACATAGAAATCTGCCTTAATGGTATCAATATGCTCATAGTTTGCAGCTTTATATATAGTTCCCTTGTTACCTATGGACGTATCGGCATAAGATATAAGGTACTTGATTTCCTTATGTGTTGCCCTAATATACTTATGCAAGAGAGATAGGCAAATCGTCTCGCTAAACTTTGGCATATCATCAGACAGCCACATTCTGTCAAATTCCCTCACTTGATGGTAATCCAACACTTCGCCCTTTTCAGTCTTGATGTGCGGTCGGATTCCATACCCTATTTGCATTGCGCCCCTTATCTTATCCTTATACAATACCAAAAGATTCAAGCAACTATTCTTCGTTACCTTGTGTGAAAAGTGATGAGGAACTATGATTGCATCTGCTTGCGCCTTATCGCACTCCATCAGCTTTATTCCCTTTTCCTTGCACTCGTAACCGATAACAAATCCGCAGAAGCCTAGCACTGGAGACTTGTTCAACTTTCTTCTTCTCATATCAATAATACCTCCAAAAATAACGTTTGAAATTGTCTAGCAAATGCTCTATACAAGCTTTGATTTCGCCTTCTCTCAAGAATCGGTTGCAAAAACCTATCAATTCATCACGTACCAACCCACGTTTTAAGGCTTCGTCTCTCATGGCTCTTATAAGAGCATCCGTTGTTTCTTTATTCCCATTTCTTACAACAGGATTGCAACAAAACACCTTGCACATATCCATAGCTTCAAAACAAACTTAACTGCCTACTCATATTCTTTAATTCGTTATTGGCAAAATCGACTTGTCGTTTGTCTATCTCAAAGCCTATATACTTTCTTTCAAGATTAACACAAGCCCTTGCCGTTGTACCGCTCCCCATGAATGGGTCTAGAACAACATCGCCAATATTCGTTGAGTTTCTGATTAGTATCTCCATCAACTTTACTGGTTTTTCAGTCTGATTAATCAACCCATCCTTATCCTTGCGTTTGTTTGTAGGAATAGGAACGCTCAGAATATCAGATGTACCAAACTCATTGATAGGTTTACCACCTCCTTTACGAAGCATAATGATATACTCCTTTTGATTCATATAATAAGTTCCACACACCTTAGAGCATTTATCCCATATCAAACACTTTGTGAAATGAAAATCACTTTTTCCAATCACATCAAGAAAGCGCATCAGATTGTAATCATTACACATAAGATAACAATGTGACTTATCTTTTAGAACACGATATAATTCGTTTATATATTCAGAAATATCTATGTCGTTACTCTTGAATATCTTACCTTTTCTTGTTTGTAAATCAGTCCAATATCCGCTCATGTTACTACGCCCACCTCTAGCTTGTACCGGATAAGCTACATCTGAGCATACTATGTCTATACATTCATCGTCTAATAGCTTTAGAAGCTTTCGACAATCACCTTGATAAATTCTATTTAACTCCAGCATATCCAAACATATCTTTTTGATTTAACATTTCTTCCTTAATTCTTCTTTGTGCCACCTTGAAATAATCCTCATCCAATTCAAAACCAAGGTAATTCCGATTTGTCCGCATACAAGCCAGAGCTGTACTTGCGCTGCCCATAAAGCCATCAAACACCAAGTCGCCTTCATTTGATGATTTCAAGATGCATTGCATTAGCAAAGGGATTGGTTTCTCGTTCTGATGTACCAATTTATCTGATGGAACTCTATCAAAGTCCCATACATCCTCCAAACGCTTCCCATTTATGGTTCGTCTGCCTTTATTCAAGTACAGGATTGGCTCGTAACATTGACCATATTGCGCCTCTAAATCTCCAGCCGTATGGTTGTTCTTTCGCCAAATGAGCACATTCTTAATGGTAAACCCTGCATTCCTCGCTTGTTGCATAAAAAAGTCTAAGGTCTTGGCACTACAGAAAATATAAGCAGCACTATCATCCTTTAAAATCCGGTAGCATTCGCTCATATAATCAATAATCAATTGCTCATTATCATCATTGAGTATTTCCTTAGAGAAACGATGGTCGTCAGCTCTCCACCCAGTCTTGTAGGCTATGCAATACGGAGGGTCAGTAACAATCAAATCCACCTCCCCACTCTCTATTTGTTTCATTCCTTCTATACAGTCGGAATTGTATATTCTGTTTAATTCTAGCATATCAAATCTCTTTAATAGCGTTAACATAAGCTTCGTGAGCTTCTTCTTGCGTCCCAAAGCATCCGATATAAATTTTCTTCTTACCTATCTGGTACTGAGCTTGCCATTTTCTGTTGTTCTTATTCCACGTCACGCCCAAGTATACCGATGAAGTCTTCTTTGCTATAGCCGAATAAACCATATTGTATCTTGCAGTGCAATACTCCAAGTTGTCTACATCGTTATTCGTCTTGTCGAAATCCTTATGATTCACCATCGGCAACGCATCTGGATTCTCCAAGAAAGCCTGAGCTACCAAACGATGGATATAGAACATTTTGCGTTTTCCGTTCTTGTAAAGCCATACCTTCAGATAACCTTTTGGTGTCTTGCAAGGTGCGATTTCCTTTAATTTGGACGTTCTCCCAATAGTAAAAACATGCCCCTGCTTGCTAACACAATATCTTTCGTAACCCTTTACAGGTCTTATATCACCTAGGAATCTAGCAACACATTTATCTTTCATTGTTACCTCCTTTTTCAAAGAAACTTGAATATATAGATTGCGCCTCCGATGTATCTAATAAATCAATATCATCATAAAACCTTCTGTACACAACGCCAAGCTTTTCATCATTTCCTATTTCTCTTGCTTTGGCTATTTGCTCACATGATTCCATAAGAAATGCACTAATCTTCTCATAACTTTGCATCTGTGTCTTCTTTAGCATATCCATGCTTACAAAGGTTTTGTAGTGTATAATATGCTTATCTTGATCATACTCGGTGAGTATCAAACCTTCAGGAATAGCAAACACCACCCTTTTAGTCTTGTCATCGCCATAAAGCTGAATCGCACCTGTAAACGATGTATATATCTTTTGTAATATCTTGGCAATCGGTAAGTCTTTTTTCAAATATCTTTCAGAAAATCTCTTTAGAAAATGAACGCTCATAGCAAAACAATCCTCGCTATACCCTTCATTTCTACTCATAGGAATATACTCGTTAGTCTCCTTAAGATAAATGAATACACCGGAAGCAAATACATCACCATGTTTTACACCTACCACTATGAAATAATCGGCATTTGGTGTTACAAACTCAAAGGTCTTTGTCATTTGTCTTACGTTCTGCCTTCTCATTTCACGCTTTAGTTCATTAGCCTTTCGCAACTGAAACTCATAGATTCTCGATTCATCCAAATTGCGGATTCTACGCATCTCGTCATAAGTCATACTTGCTGTTATCATGCGCATTCCTCCTTTTTAATCTTTGATAACCAACAATCCCAGATTCTTGTAGCTACATTAGCCATCATAACAGGAGGAACACACATTCCGCAAGCAAACCAAGGTTTCATGCCATTAAAGTCATAATCCATCGGAAATGTTGATGCTAAAATCGTATCATGTGCTGAAAGATAACTTGGATTATCATAATACACAAGTCTATCCTCCATTGCTGATATGGTATTGCATACCTTGTTCTTTTTGAGAAACATGTTATTGAACATAGAAAGACGATTATCCATCCGCTTGACAATATCACCGATAGAATTATCTTTCTCATTTCTATGCTCCCAATACTTCATCATTCCTTTAGGAATTTGCCTTCCACAATAGTCAGAGAACTCATCCAAGACAATTTCTTTCTCGTTGAAGTCCATATCTATCTTAGGCACTCGCTCGAACAAATCCTTTTGAACCATAAACGGCTCGCAAATGTCTTTACGTAACCCAATAAAGAATACCCTAGGTCTGTTTTGAGGAACACCCATGTTACGTGCATTGAGAAGCCAATGCTGCAAGATATATCCGGCATCATTCATCTGTCTATAAATCTCCTTTACGTACTCGATGGCTTCACCTTGTAATAAACCTTGAACATTCTCAAAAACTACTACCTTTGGCTTTAGTTCTTTAGCGAGGTCGATTGAGTAGAAAGCCAAATCGTCAAGCCTTTGCGCCTTCTGACCTTCTCGGAATACTTTTTCCTTTCCCCAAGCCTTTTGGCGGTCACCTGCAATACTGAATACCGAACAAGGAAAACTAGCATCCAGTATATCCAAATTATGAAGCTCTTCTTTCATAATACGCCCCCCCATATTGATATTGGCAATCAACTCACGAATATCACAATTAAAAGCGTACTTGACATCGTGATTCTTCAAGTACATCTTCATAACCTTTGGGTCTATCTCGTTACAGGCTACAACATCATAGCCAGCTAGTTTGTAGCCAAAGGAACTTCCACCTCCACAACAAAAGCAAGACATCACCTTACCCTTGTCCTTCGTGAAGTTAGCATCTTTTTTAGTCCATCTATACGGAAACTTGTGCTCGTTTTTATACATTTATCTACCATAAAAAACAATCGTTAATAAAAACCGATGTATAAAAATAACCACAAGTAATATGGTTGTAAAAAGGGACTCTAACCCTTGAATTTAGATTCTATTTTCTTCGGCAATGCGTCTTAAATAATCATCCGCAGCATTATCGTCTATTTTCGACTTAAGAGACATTCCTGTGTTATATCCTATCATTAAGGACACATTCTTGCTCTTTTTCTTGTTCTTTCCATATCTCCAGCTAAAGACCTTTCCTAGCCAAGCTATACCTACAATACCATCTGATACAATTATTGTCGGCAACAAAACAAATACTTTATATATCATCGCAATCTAATTGAGAGTTAAAAATATATCTATTCTGATTCAACCAAAGCTCCACGTAGTCAGCCTTGATTTTCAGAAATTCTTCATATGTGTAGCATTTCTGCTGCTTACCACCTTTATTCCAATAATAGGCAACTCCTCCCAAAGAAAAGAAGTCTATCAAGTCCATTTCCTTTCGCTCCGGTTCTTCACGCTTTTTCTTTTGCCTATATCTACTTACAGCAAGCAATATGAGACAAACGCAAAGCAACATGGAAACCAGTATCTCGAATATTAACCTTACGTCTTGCATCTTATTTAAAAACAAAAACACGAAACTACCGATTGCAAAGTCAAAGGAATTGTGACTCGGACTGCCTTTCGGTATAGTCCATCGGGTTTCGTGTCTCTAATATCTTATCAATTTCTTAAATCGCCATTTTATCCTTTTTTGTTCTGCGCTTGCAAAGATAAATAATATTTCGCTAACTTGCAAGTGTTTTAGTGCTTTTAATACTTTATTTGCATTATTTTAAACTTATCCTTTTTTGAAGTTCATTCCAAACTCTTCTTCCGTTACCTCATACATTACATCACCACATGCTACTCTTTGCTTGTCTTTTACCATCAGCAATAAGTTTCTATAAGGTATCTCTTTCACGACTTCTTGGTAAGATAAATGCAGACTATCCATAAAAGATGCAATCTGTCCTAAGAGTGTATCGTTACCTATGGTCGTGGTTTTGCTATCATCCTTGCCGCACTCTTCGCCAAAATTGATAGCTTCTGAAAATCCTTTATTGAAATTAGAGAATAAGCCATTTGCAAGCCATTGACAACATCTTCTAGTGTTCCTTTAGATAATTCATCACTAATGGATTCATCGCCTTGTATAAACACAGATAATGCCTTGCAAGCGTCACCTAAATCTTTCATCATCCATAAGATTTCCCCTGGCGATTTGCCTTCCTCAAAACTGTCAAGGTATTTAGCCGCCTTTACCAATTTTATAATAGTTGGCGGTGAAATACAATAAGTCTTTCCATTCACCATTGTTGTTACGGAATCCTTCCCAAGAATAGCATCCGCAACTAATTTACTTGCCTTACTCATAGTTCTTAATATAAAAAAAGGGAACGGCAGTAATACCATCCCCCTCTATCATTTGTCGTTTATAGCTTATTCCTGTTCCACAACTGCAGAACCTTCCCATTGGTACTCGCCAGCCACACCATCGGTCTCACTTTCCATGGCAACGGCAGAAATACCCAAAGTGATATTCTTGTCCTGCTGGTCTCCCTTGGCTACGATAGCCGCATTTGAGAAAACGATGTAGTTTCCGGTCTTGGTCTGAGCAACAATACACTTGTTGATGTTTGCCAAATCTTGGCTAGAAGACCAACCTACTGCATCTGCCTCCGTTGTAGTCTCTTCTCCTGTTGCCTTGTACATCTTACCACCTTGCAAGTCTACCTTGTTCTTCCACGAGAAGACACCAATAGAGAATGTAATTGTCTTAGCACCCTCATCAGTCTTGTCACGATAGTAAACCTGTCCGTTCAGCTCGTTCTTGTACTCGGTAACACTAGGGTCATCCTGAGAATATCCCCATGTTCCTTCATGGCTGTTCAATACCTCTGTAGCGGTTTTCAACCATGTAGCCAACTTAGCAGGTGTATTTGCCTCGGTAAGAGGAGCACCATACCAAATTCTCTTGATTCCAATAAATGGTTTCATCTTATCTTACATTTAATGTTTCAAAATCTATAGTAATGTTTGCGTAATGGCAACTCAACCTACTCTCTTGCTCTATGCCGTGGGAGCGGATAGAATAACGATACCATACTTCCTCAACCTTACCAACATCCTTGTCGGACAAGGTTTCAATAGCCTTTTTTAAAAGCTCGTTCAATTGAGGATTAGCCTCGCCCTCTATATCTTTGAGCAATATGTTTACCTCTATAGTACAATCATTGAAATAGGTCTTGTCTGCACTCATGCGCTTAGGAATGATGACTATCAAACCATCATCTGGGATCTTCTCACCGACCATAGGCTTTTCCCCATCAAGTCCACCCTTTTTCAGATGTCCTTTCAGTCTACGTTCCAATCCCATCAACTCCAAGTCATCATAGATTACATGACCAGCATCTATTTCTGTTATCATCGCATATCCTCGATTTCCTTCTTGATATACTGAATACCCGAATCTATAACATCATACCCCCTAGAGGAAACATCAGACGCATATTCCGCTTTGTTGCCAAGGGTCAAGGTGTGGTCATGTACATTACTATAGTTAGACCTTCTGAGATTACCTGTGCGGTTTCGATAGTTTCCGTTAGCCTTATCAAGTTCAACAGCAGTTTTACCTAACCTATCAAGGAATTCATCTACTTCCCTTTCTCCCTGTGCAAAGAAAGCGTCTATCTCATCCTTTATAACATCAGACATAGATACTCATATAACCAAGATAATTGCACTTAGGGGCATTATAGACCTTTCCACCTCCTCGGTAACTTCCATCATCGGAATATACTTTGACTTCATCACCTTCGGAAATCTGGCACTTGTCACAAACAATATGATATTTCGGTGTATATATGCTACCATTATCGGTAGTGAAATGCTCGGTAGAGTTGTCATCGCACCGACAACGCCCCATTTCTTTCCATTCCTCAGAAGAGCTAATGACCTCGTTGTACTTGTTGACAACCTTATTCACGAACTTTTTCTTTAATATATGAGGGGAATATAACATAACCTAGACATTTACCAAATATCAGACTTATCCGTGATAGTGGAAAGCCCTAAAGCTGCCACCACTTCATCATCCGGAGCAACACCATACTTACGGCAAAGCCACATATAGTATTGTCCTATCCTAGAGTAGTCCCAAGAGACAGAGAATCCATTTTCGTTCACATTACTCATATATGGGGCAAGCATCAGTTCCTCGATTACGGAAATCATCGCCTTGCCTACAACCTGCGAATTATCAGACGTATATTCTTCGTCAAGGTCTATACCTGACGAAATATCTTCCAATTGAGCATCGGTAATATTCCAAGCACGCAACTTATGCGAAATGTATTCTCTTATCTTCATGTGACATCCTTATTTCTGAGCCTGACTCATAGCCTCAGCGATTTTCTTTGCAGCCTCTTGCTCGCTCTTAGCCTTTTCGTCAAGTTCCTCTTCTACATTCTCCTTTTCAGAAGTCTCTTCGGTTGACTCGGCAGCATCCTTTTTTGGGGTTTTCTCCTTTTTAGGCTTGCTCTCCTTCTTCTCCTTTAAGACTTCCTTCTTAGGTGTCTCTTCTGGTTTCTTTTCTTCTTCCTTTACTGGATTTTCTTTTCCATCATTCAAGACTTCCTTTTTAGGAGTATCTTTAATTTCCTTATCGTCTTTTAGAGGTGCAGAATGGTTATCATCCTGCACCTCCAACATCTTGCAAAGCTTACGTTCGATAAGGGAGTTCATACGTTCTTCGTCAAAGTCCAAGACTGCACCAACTTCATAGATGGTGTTAAAATGGAACTTATCACGGAACGGACTAATTACCTCACCTCTCATAAGCCTAACCTACCGCTTGTGTTGAGTCCAAAGAGTAGATAGCATCAACGTTATTCAAGATAGGAACAACCATTGCTTGTGAGCTGGTGAACTCACGGAGTGGGTCGTTTGTAGAATAACGGCTAGCCAAGATATACTCATCGGCTGACTGATAAGTAACACCTGCAACTGGTCTTGTAGCTTCGGCTACGTTAGTCCAGAACAAATCACCAAGGTTATCATAGCATGTAAAGGTCATGTGACCCTTAGCCCAAGGGTTGTGTGTTCCCTTCTTGCCGTTAATCTCGGTCTTGATTGTACGGGCTACACGTACCAAGTTAGTCTGCCACTTGTTTTTGAAGATAGAAGCAATCTGCTCAAAGCTCAAAATAGGAATATTGCTATCACTATTGATTGCAATGCCCTGATTGAATGCAAACTGAGCACGAACCTGCTTGTTCTTGCCAAGCAACTTGATTGTGTAATCATCAAGATAACAAGTAGTGATGGTGTTTTGGTCTTCCATCGCCTTGTCGTAAACCAATTGGATGTCATCAAGTGGAGTTGCGTCTTCTGCGTCCCAAGCCTTAGCACCGTGGCCAAACTTATTCTTCTCGGCAAAACCTACATCAACTCGGACACCAGTACCACCGGAACGAGTTGCCAAAGCTACACCTGTTGACAGCTCACTGAGGAACATATCTTCAATACGCTCGTAAACCGCCTGAATACAACGAGGAAGGTCTGCAAACAAGTTACGCAAAATCTGCGGCTGAGGCAAACGTTGCGCAATCATGTTATCCAAATCCTTAAGCTGCTTCTCTGTCATGTAGAGTTTCATACCAACCTTTGGGATTTGACCCTCAGCGGTTGATACCTTGTCACGGCTCTTCAATGGAAGTTCTGCATCCATTGATACAACGTCAGCAGCAACTCGTGTGTATTCCGCAGTAATTGATGCCCAGCGTCCGTCCTGACTATATGTGTTAGTCAAGTGGTCTCGGTACATATAGGTCAATGCAGTCTGATTCTTGCCGTTCAACTTCTCTACTACACTTGCAACAAGTTGTGGGAAGTATTTGTTGACCAACTGAAAATAAAGTGATTTTTCCATCTGTTATCCTCCTTCTTTTAGTCTTTGTCCATGGTTGCATCAGACTCATCGAACTTGTTTGCATCCTCATCGCTAACCAAAGCAATCTTTGGCATAGCTGTAAGGAACGCATCCGGATAGTCTGCACCATTTGCAGCCTTAGCTGCTACCTTGTTAACTTGTCCAGCAGTCATAATTGCCGCTGGTTCACCGTTCAGAATGGAACGATAGAGAACACCCGCATACTTGTAATGCTCCAATGGGTCACTGGCAGTACCCAAAGCCTTATAATTGTCTGTTTCAATAGGTAATGGCTTGTAAGTTCCCTTACCATCTGTCACGATAACACGACCTGCGTAAAGAACTTCATCTTTTACACCTGTCCAATCCAAAGCACGACCGCCCTTGATGTCGCCTTCCCATTTCTGGATAATGACGGAATCCTCACCAAAGACAATTTGCTTTTTTGTAGTCTTCAATTCCTGATTCATGTTTTTCAATTTTTAAAGTGACTGAACTAATGATGCGGCTACATTGTCAACGTCATCCTTTGTTGGCTCACCCTCGCTAGCACGATAGCTGCCCCCGAATTGTGGTTGTTGCAACGCCTTGTAGTTGTTCGCTACCTTGGAGAGGTATGTTTCGATAGCTTCATCTGTAGCATCATCGCTCAATGTGAAACCCTCGTTGATACGACTTTCGGGAATGCCCAACTCCTTAGCCTTTGATAAAATCTTCGCATCGTGGTCTGCCTTTGCCTTTGCCTTTGCAGCAGCCTCTTCCTTAGCCTTAGCCTCCTCAGCTTGCTTTTGGATAGTTTCTTGCAATTCCTTAATGGTCTTGCTTTGCGTCTCCATCTGTTCGTTGTAAGTCTTGGCTTGATCGGTGTTCTTTTGAGTCAAGGTCTCTACGAGTTTCTTGAACTCTTCACGTTCCTTGGTTCTTGCTTCCTCTGAAGCTTTCTTCTCTGCTGCCTGCTCTTCAAAGTATTTTTTGAGATAGTCCGGCATTTCGTTTTTCTTTGCCAATTCCTCCAAGCGTTTCCTTTCGGCTTCTTCAGCGGCTTTCTTGGCTTCTTCTTCAGCTTTCTTCTTAGCTTCTTCTTCAGCAGCCTTGCGTTCAGCATCTTCTTTAGCCTTCTGTGCCTCCTCGAACTTTTTCTTGGCATCGGTAACTCTGCGGTCATTGTCCCTTTGCAAGGACTCCAAAAAATCCTTTTGACTAGCAACCACTGTCTCGATGTTGTCATCAGTAACAAGCCCCATCTTATCAAGCATTTCGGCATGTGCCTGAAGAACTTCATCACCTAACCCAAGAGACTTATACTCTTGTTTTAGTAACTGGAAAATTTTCTCTTTCATTCTTTCGATATATTTGTTAAAACTAGTGCAAAGATAATACGAAAAGAACAATTAACACACTAATCCGTTTGCAAGTATCTCACTTTTGCCTAAAAGTGAGCAATAAGGGCATTTACAAGCGATTTAAGGCTATTTTATTATGAAATCGTAAACTAGTAGTAACACAAAATTAAACTCGCATATAACGAAAAAAAAACGCCAAACATCCTCACGGACATCTGACGCTTGTCGAATAAAAAGAACCTAAACATTAATCATCTAAAAGTTTATAACATTTCGCATATAACCCAAATGATTCAAATTAGAATAAAACCGTCCATCACGCTCTATGAATTTACCGGACTTCACTATCTCACCATTATGCAACATTGCAAACTTAGAACCATGAGCTGTCCATTTATTCATTTCTTTCATATGTTCATTAGAACCCCAACCATATTTCTTGATAGTAGGATAAATGAAACGTTCAAAGCAAATCTGACTATCCGTTTTATCATGCTCGGAGCAAATCGGGAGCACTCCATTATGTGCGAACCAATAACCTGCCTTATAGAATGGATGGCAATTCTTGACACTGACTGAACCATGAGTAGCAAATCTAAAATGTATGATAACATTTTCATTTATATCTCGCTTCATCAATCTACGGATAAATGTAGAGAAATGCAAACTCTTGTAATGGTCAGACTCGCTCACGAACCCACAACCATCTGGATTTCTCATATACGCTGCCCTCAGCTCATCTACGGATGGTAAAGCAACACCTTTCGGACATACAATAATAACACACATATCTTTACCCTTTCTTTTTTCTTTGTAATACTTTGTTTTTGTGTCCTAGGGCTTTTACCCTAGGACTACATTAATTAATCATTATTGGCTGCAAATGCATCCTTACGGCTCTGGAAGAAAGCCTTCTCTTCTTTATTCAAGAAAGGTATATCTTCGATATTCATAACCTCGCTAGTGAAGACATTGTTGCGAGACCAACCGACAAGCTTTGCGCAGAACTTAACCCACATTTCAATCTTCTTGTAATTGGTTGAACCTTGATGCTGGCGAAATTCGATAGTCTTGTGACGTGCATAGCTCTCTGCATTGACCTTGTAATATCTATCTCCATGAAATACATTACGTCTAATATCGTAATTGCCGTGGCAATTAGAGAAATCCTTGTCAAGCAAGCTGGCTGCCCAACGGCAATTACCTCTTCTTGAAGGAGCCATGAAACTATCAATCAATCTTTCAAGCTTCTGATAATTCTTGAAAACGTTAACATACTGCTCACCTGTCAACTTAGCTGCACCGATATGAACGTGAAGACCACAAGTAGAATTAACTCTTGCACCTACAGCATCCAAAGACTTGATAGCCTTCTTCAAAGTTGCCATACCATTTGTATTGCCATTCAATACCGGACTTACAACCTCGTTAGGGTCAACATCACCACCAACTGAAGCATCACTAACAATCTTGAAATAGCTCTTGTTATCGGTGTGGTTATAACCCTCAGAATGAATATCAACACCATTCTGACGACCTGCCTCTATCAAGGCATTGCGCTCGGCATGAACACATTCAATCTCAACACCGAATGTATAAACGAATCTCGTTGAAGTTGAACCGCTTGGTACATAGACTTTCAACATATCGGAGATTTCTTTCTCACGAAGACCGCAAGCCTTCAATGCAACAATCTTTTCGTTGCGAGGCATCTTTGACTTCTTGATTTCGTCAATAGTCTCAATTAATGACTTCTTTGAACTTGCGAATGAAAAACCAGTCTGCTTAGACATAATCAATTGTGCTAGTTGTTTCGGGTCTTACCCCTTGGTGTCGCTCTCACCTTATTGAGTGAAACTTGTCACTCGGCAAATCAACCAACTTATCTTGATTGACGATGCAAAGATACAAATAAGTTTCGAAACTTGCAAGTTTTTTAATGTTTTTCTTTCTTTATTTAACTTACGGTAACTAATATACGCGTCTTGTTAACAATTCAACTTTTTATATACCTTATTATATATAAAAAAGGCTTCGATGTTCACACACCAAAGCCTAAAAACTTCACTAACTAATTACCAATTTTATCAACTATCTTCTTAAATCATCACCAATATCTTCTTCTACTCCCAAATCCGGCAGTCTGTCATACGCTTTTTGGTCATCACCACCTTCAGACTTAACACCTAGCAGATAGCCATTCCGAAAAGCATAATAAACCACCTTTTCCATATCTTTAGCCGTTGCGTTATCTGTCAAATGCAGCGTGGCGTACAATCCCATCAAGAACTTCCGTACATCTTTTGGATATACCTTGTTGTTCTTTTCTAAAGCAACTGCCATTCTTAACGGACTTTTCATATTCTTCAATTTTTCGTTAAACCATCAAATGAAGCACAAAAGAGAGCCATTCCGCTTGTTCCCCTAGTTCATAGACTTATTCACAACTTTATTCGTCTCATCTGCTTCCTACGTTTGCCCGTTGACAGATGTCCGAGATTCCAACAAAACAAACATCACGGCTCTCTTCTTGTGTATCATTGTGCCAACGGAAGGATTCGAACCTTCGACCCTAGGATTAAAAATCCTATGCTCTGCCACTGAGCTACGAAAGCGTAAAGGAATGATTGGATTCGCACCAACGCCCCCTTAGTTACCAAGCCAAGTGCTCTACTACTGAGCTACATTCCTTATTATATGACAAAAGTACTTGTGGTGCAAGGGAGATTCGAACTCACCGAACCCGCTATGGGAATTGATTTACAGTCAATCTTCTTTAACCGCTTGAATATCGCACCATTTGTGGAACATACACCTATTCCACCTCGTTGCCCCAAGTGGATTCGAACCACTAATGACAGAACCAAAACCTGTAGTGTTGCCATTACACCATAGGGCATTTTAGTACTGCATAAAGGATTCGAACCTTTGAATACCAGCGTGAAAAGCTGGCGACTTAACCACTTGTCTAATGCAGCATCTAGGGATTCTCACCCTAATTAGAGTTTCCTTGTTATAGTCTAGCTGGGCTGGGTAACATGGAACCCCTGCCGTAAACTCCTAAGTCTTGACTTATTATGGTAGAAGCGACCTCTCAGAAGGCCATCTGTTTCAAACACGATGCAAAGATAAGCATTTTTTCTTATACTTGCAAGCGTTTTAGTGTTTATTTATATTCTTTTGATGAATTTCACATCACTTATCCTTGCGGAGAATACCACAAAGGGTATCTACAAGTTTCTTTGCGTCATCACCTTTGATTTCGATAACATTTGAAACATCAGGAGCATCCTCGCCTTTCTGTTCCTTATCCAAACGCTTACGGAGAGCCAAATTTGGATTCTCAACCAAGATAGAGTCTAAAGCATAATTGCAAATGCGGCTTGCAAGTTCCTCGCTACCATTCGCGTCACGCACAAACTCACTCTTGCCTTCAAGAATACCCATAATCTCATTGTACTCTTCAGCATTCTCACAATTTCGTGAGAGCATACCAATCACCTTGTAACGATCAATCTCAAAACTGACCTTTAATTTGTCTTTATTCATTTCTGTTTACTTGATTTATAAATTAATTAATTGCGTCTTATATTCCACATGCTTTCAGCAGGGCCAACCATAACATCAATATTAGCTCCTTGCTTATTTGCTACTGTTTCAATCCACTTAAGGTTGATAAACTGACCAGCGGAAAGGTTCATTTCTTCCATATATGCCTTATCTGCCTTTGCCTTTTGTCGCTCAGCCTTTTCTCTTGCTATCTGCACTTCATATTCACGTTCTTGTGTCTGCTTGGCTTGCACGACCTTTGCCGTGCGGTTCATTTCATTAAGCTGTTCCTTGTTTGGTGTAGCTTTACCAATGATAACCTCCTTTATGATGATAGGCATCTGCTTTTTCTTTGATAGAGCATTCACATAGTCCTGCATCTGCTTGCGTATCTTGGTGTCAATCTGATTAAGCACTTGCCGATTCGACATCAAGTCAAATGGGGAATGCTGAGAAATATGGTCTCGAACCAGATTGCAGAAATAATTGTTGAGATTAGTATCAAACCATTTCTCTCCATAATTCTGCAAAAGAATTGGGGACTTGCCTTGCTCAATCTGAGTAATGATTACAGTATGGAAGTCAAGTGGCGTGTTATCATCACTAAACAAATCATCTAAGGTAATCTCATGACGGACTGGAACAATCTTGAAGTAATAACCACTCGTTGACCACCAACACCAAGTGAGACCAGTCTGCACTGCTTGCTGTTCAACACCTCCATGCCCAATAAACCAAGGCTTCTTTACGATTACGGCTTCTTCGTCTGCATCGGGAGAAACCGAATGACAACTTGTAAGCGCACTCATGCCGAGTATCGCAAAACAAAACATTAAGATAATTTTCTTCATTCTTAATTTGATTATTGTGTTATATTATACCAAAAATTCCTCTCATAATAAAGTTCTCCCTTTTTCTCATACCGGATAGCATCTGACTCTTCACATAGCTGACGAATACGCATATACAAGCGTTTGTCCAGCTCTTCTTCAAACAAAAGAGACAACTCCTTCCAATTGTCAACAACAGGAGCAAACCAAGGATACTGCTCCTTCACAGCTTGTAGCTCATCCAAGGTTACGTGTCCGTATTCTACCATGTCATAACATCTACGGAAGTCACTATTGTCTTTGGGAATATTCAAATCTTTCTTTCGTTTTACCCCCATCAATGCACTCCACATTGTCATTGAAGAGACACCTGTATCACAAGTTTCTATCCACTCTATCATTCTTTGCTTGTTCATTTTCTTTTATATTAATCACGCTAAGTCGCTTTATTAGCTCTTCACATGCTTCTTTAGTTAAGATGCAATTCTTGAAATCTTTAATACCAGTAACCTTTTCACGAATAGCAGCATTCGTGTCGTACACTTCTTGTAGTTTTTTCTGAAACTCAATTACGTCTTCGTTGGTGAGTTTAGCTTTCTTCTCAACAATCTTGTTTGTTATATTCTTATAAACACATTCGAGTTCAATACATAAACGAGTTTCTAACTTCATCATTATTGCGTGTACAAAAGTATCATAAAGTCTTTCCATCTTGTATTTCCTCCAAAAGTCTTTTAATTTCCTCGTTATCTTTATTCTCAATGCGAGCCTTTAAGATGCTCTTGAAAGCGGCATCCATTGCCTCGTATCTACTGGAATATTCCTTACCATCCGTATGACACAAGCCTTCCTCTACACACCAGGATGTAGTTTGCCAACAAAACTTACCTTTCGAAATGTTTGCAACACAAATATAGTAACCGAAATGCTCTAAAAGCCAATCTAACACCATATCATAGCTTGGAGCGGATATTGCCGGATGCTTACTATTCAACTTTAATGCAGCAGAAAACTCAATATTGGATTTCTCCCACTCGGAATTTGAATAAGCGATATAACTTCCGTAATGCTCACTATATTTACCACCCTTACGAATGCCACCCTTTGCTGTCCAAGGGCTGGCGTAAGCCCAAAATTCGGCTATCTTTTCATCGTAGCCAACATCCTTCAGAAGCTTGGCTATCTCAAAAGGAACTACCTTTGGTTTTACCGTATGCCTATTTGCCATTTTTCACCCTTTCTAAACTGAACCCGATTCTGACTTATCTAATTCATCAATCGCCTGTCTAAGCAAAGGAAGAACCTTATCCAAGTCTTCGAAATCCGGTACGACTTCATTAACTCGCAAGATTGCTTGACCTAACAAGCTCTTAATCTTTTCTCTGTCCATTGCTCTTCTCGGTTTGTTTCTCTAAGTCTTTTAAATTTACCTTCTCAAATCGAGGAACTGGCTTACCATCTACCTCAACATTACCAAAGAATATTTCCTTTGGTCGCACCCAAACTTCATGCTGTCCGCACACTGCTTGATACGCAACCTTAGCTTCAGAAGTCTCGCTATCAGTAACCTCACCAAGGTACTCATAGAAATTGCCCTTATAGTGTCGGTAAATCGGCTTACTGAATCCACCATGCAGCCAATCGGCTTTGCCGTTGATTTTCACGTACTCCCTTACCGCATCGCACTTACAGGACTTATTCAGCTCTTCTACCCAATCAAAGAAAGCTTGTTTGTCCTTGATCTCTTCACTTGATACCATGAAGAGATAAGTGCAAAGAAGCATCTTACCTGCATCAGTATCATATTTCTTGTTCACCTCTTCAGCTAATTGCATCATAGGTGTATCTAAGCGATAATTCCAACTCATAATCTATCCTTTCTTACTTTTTAAATTTGCCAAATCCTCTTTCAAACGTATATGGAAATTATCTTCTCCATCATCACCGGAAAGAAGCCAGTCTATTCTTTGGGCATAAACCTGAGCCTTCTTCAGAAGCTCAATACCCTTTTTAAACTCCTTGATGGTCTCTTTAGATAAGCCATATCTGTTAGGCATCGTATGATGATGCTTTCTTACATACTTGTCTTCATCCTCCTCCAACCATCGGTCTTCGAGGAAACATCTTTCATCTTCCTCATCCAATGGATGACCATCAACATAATCTTCTATCTTTGTATATATGTCAGCAATCCTATACTGAGCATAATCAAAACGTCCACCACTCATTGACTTTTAACTTCAAACTTGAACTTACTTCAACGCAGTCAACCTCGCTTCTAGCTGTTGGATGATGTTATCTATAGTCTTTCCACTATAATCAATAGCAATATCTTCCAGCACCTCAATCTGAGCCGCAATTTTTAATCTTTCTCTTACTACTGTCATAATCAAACTTGTTTATTATGATGCCGTGCTTGCAAAGTTGTAATGCACGATATAAACATAACCGCCATACATCTTTCCGATTGTTACTTCAACGAAAACAAAGATAATGTCGCCATCCATCTTGTAAGAAATCAAAGGCTCAGTAGGGAATGCGTTGTGTTCTGTATAGAAACGATACACTTCTTGTGATAGTAACTGCTTGAATACATCAACCTCACCATCCTTTGAAAAAACATCTTTAAACTCATCTTCATTGTCAATTGCAACAACTACTCCAAGTTCACTTCTGACACATACACCTTCATTTCTACCACTTTGTTCATTATACAAGACGGGTAATGTGTAAACACCTCTTGATTCTTCCATATGCTTGTTCTTAATTTGTATTTTGTTTTTATCCTTCAAGTTGCTTGCATTGAGCTAAGTCTATCGCATACGCCCAACGCTTCGGAACAAAAGACATCGTAGGTACGAATCTATCTGCACGCTCAACACATACATCTTGCGTCCGGTAAATCAATCCGTCTGAGCCTTTTACCTGCAACTCTACTAGAATTGTATGGTCTAGCATCGGGAACTTATCAATATCATGCCAGACTTCACCGCCTTCAAGAAAGGTAGGCTTTATATGGTTCATCTTTGCCATAAAGTACTTCATGTAAAATGTTTGACTTATATTCGTTAGTTATGGTCTCGCAACTACCAAAGCACCACAAATCCTTGGATTGCTCCTTGTGTAACCTTGATGACTTTATATAATAGCCATTGTTGACATCGTAATGCTTACGTACCATAATGTTGTCGTTTACCACTCCAATCTCATCATCTGTGATAACATAGAACAAACGCCCATCGCTGAATGCTTTCAAGCCTTTGTACACTCCATTAGAGACAACCATCTTTTCATAGCCGTTCGTCTCCCAGTTGGCATAATCCCAGATGGTTTCCAAATCATCATCATTCAGAAGATTGTTGTCCGTAATAACCTTGCCGATAACCTTGAATTTGCCATCTTGCATCATTGCCTCAACGACAAATTCATCGGCAGCGTTGAATTCGCTAATCTCTATGGGTCTCATAATACTTATGCTTTATGTTCTCGTAAATCACCCTCTTTGCAGCCTTTGCTCTTCTGTTATTATCAGAAAAGACATCATCATACAAAGACATATCTTCACTCTCAAAAGCCACATGCTCCCCTTTGTAGCAAGCATCAAAGCGGCATCCTTTTTCGGACTTAGCCGCAGTAAACTTTATCTTACCAAACTTAATCTGCATAAGCCCTATCCTAGAAAAAATATTAATGATACTATTTCAAGAGCAAACAAAAGCGTTAATGCATTCTCAATCGTGAATACCTTTTTCATTTTTTTCAATACAGTTTTACGTGTGTCTCACGTTCTAAATTTATAATGTAAGGGGATTTTATATCCCCTTTATTGTTCTTACTTCAAAACTCGATAAGTTTTATCGAAATCGTTAAAACTCTTCAGATAACCCTTTTCGGTCAAAGAATTTAAGATTTCTCTCAACTCATCCTTGGTATTATCCAAATCGAAATCATACAAGTCTTCAAAAGTGAAGTACTTATTACCTCCGATTACGTCAGCCATCACTCCGATGTTGCCATAAACCATTGTCTCTTTCTTACTCAATCTAGTATTCATAACGAATCACAGTTTTTACGGTGTGTCTCACCTTTTAAAATTAGTAACCTTGTTTCTTAATTACGATGCAAAGATACAAAGAATATCCGAAATATGCAAATTATTTAATGTATTTCCTTTATCATTTAACGCTTATTATACACTTATGCGAAAAATTAACTTTCTGTAGCAGAAAAAGCCAAAGAATCCACCATTTCGTTATACATATTACCTCTATGAGCCTTTACCCAATGGTATCTTATCGTCTTGCCTTTCGCTACCTTATTATATATAGGCTGTAAGTCTCCTAACTTGCAAGCCTGTATTCTCTCTATAGCCACTTGGCAATCCACATATACATCAACAGAACACAAAGGAGGGCAATCACCCAATGCTTGAATGACCGCCCTTATTTCGGCTCTCACCGAATCGTTCACTTTAGCTGTGACAAAAGTATATTTCCCACTTTTGATAATAACTCCCTTATGAAGCACAAGCCAGCCACAACCACACTTTTCTTTCTTACTAGAACCATCGGCATACACCTCGTAGCGCACACCTTTAGCCTCATCAGCAATCATCTGAGCAACAACCTCCAAAGAATCATTGCTCATCACCTTGGCTATTTGCTTGGCTTTCTTCTTCATAAACGATTAAATCAAACCTCGTTCCTTGAACTCATTCATCAATGGTGTTGCCAAGACTTCAATATCTGGATGAGGCTTTCCGGTCGTACCAAGACTTCTCAGCTCGAAGAAATGCTTCCAATCGCTCACAAATGCGGTATGAATCAACTCCGTGTTGGTATCAAGAGGAAGTATTGTTCTCGCATCCTGTGGCTTAAGACCATCATCCTTGACCAAAGACAAATACATCATTTCGCATACTCTATTAGCAAACCACCATTTTTCTACTGGACTCCAATGCTCATAACTACCGATGTTCTTTGATAGGTCAACAAATGTTCCACCATCGAAAGACAATGGATTAACCGCATCATCAACGCTAACCCACTTTGGTTTGTTGATAGCAATCTCGCCTCCGAACTTATCCTTACTATAGTTGCAATATCGGGTGCTTTGTTCCGCTACGGAATCAACACGATGCCTGTTAGCCTCTCTACTTACCGCAATCTGAGTAGTAAAGCGGACGGTTATTCGTTTCTCATGCCATTCCGTAGGCTCGCAGATATAGTCCAAGTCGTCAAACCATTCATTCTCAACTATCACTCTGTAGTTGGTCGTAATAAAGTAATCGTTACCTATCTGCATCACCTTGGAATACTTGTTCTCACGATAGTGCTTGACCAACAAAGATTCAGGTACAAAGAAGTCATTATCGTAAGCAACATGGAGATAGATTGTTCCATGCTCGCACATGGCAAGATGGTTGCTGCTTACCATACGCTCAACGAAAGGCTTTGCGCTGTCTTTGTCTATCTTCATACTTGACGCATAACATGTGCGACCACACAGCTCTATCTGCTTGTAAACTCCATCCATCCCCTCTCCTTGGGATAGGATTTCATATTTTGGTTCTAATATCTTCATGTCCTTATAAGTTTTGAAATCGACTACAAAGATAACTATTATATTCCACTCTACCAAAAATTAGCACTCAGTTTAACAACACTTATCTATATTGTGAAAAACAAAGTAATACTCTACAACAAATAATAAGGAGGAGAGTGCGTCACGCATTCCCCTCCTGCTTTAAACATGGCACATATTAAGTTCACAATCTACTCATCTTGTCTTTCAATTCGTGTATATCATTGAATGCTTGCAACATAGGCTTATGCCATCGCTCTTGTCGCTCATCAATCGACTGCAAGTACATCAAGCTTTGGGCAAGAATGGTTCTTCCCTCATCAACGGCTAACCAAATATTTCCTACATTTCCCATAATGGTATTCACGCTAGCCGTCAATAAGCTGCCCTCTGTACCACCATCACGAGCCGCAATAGCATCCAACTTGGTATTTATGAGCTTTGTTTCCTCATACGTTCCCTCCGTGGCGATCTGCACCGCTGTAAAACGACCATTCAACTCATCGCCTGTGTCTTGACTCATAGATTCAAAAGAACCGGAAGAAGCGGACTGCTCGTAAGATTGCTTGTAACCCGTTATTTCGGCTACTTCATCTCTAATCTTCAGTCCTTCTTGAACCATTTCATCATACTTTTCCTTCAAGGCAGTTATATCCGTCTTAGACAATTTGCCGCCATTTGCCTTAGCTCGTTCCGTCCACTCATCATAGAATGCTTGCATATCATTACCCAACAAATCATCTACCTTAGCTTTCAGAACGGCTTGCATAAGCATCTTGGAGAAATTATCAGAGAAGTCCTGAGCAGAGGAATTCATATCCATCAAAGTATCTATGAACTCGCTCTTCAAACTATCGAAAGATATTTGTGTCAAACTTTCTGCAAGGTCATCAGCAATATCCTCTAATGTTCCTGCCTCAGCCGCATAGTCTTTCAACTTTTCAAGAACTCTATCTCCATAGCCACCCTTACCTGTATTCTTGATAGCCTCAACAACATCTGGATTCTGCAAAATGGCAGCTGCTTCATCAGCAGATTGCAAGTCGTTAAGATTACCATTCCATTGTCTGCCTATTGCATCGGACACCTTTTTGATTTGCTCTTGCGAAAATCCTCGAAAATAAGCGTTAAAACTGTGATGAGAGCCATGATAACCCATTTGCGCCTCCATGATACTCTTTAGATTTTGCTCTTTCTCCTTTTGAAGGTTTTCGGCTTTTTGCGCATCCTCTACGGCTTTAATACCACTATTCTTGTCTATGGAGTCTCGCAACTTGTCTATAGCATCCGTCAAGATTTCATTTCTATCCGTCAGTTTGTCTATAGTCCGGTTTACTTCTTTTGCGTTTCCACCAACTCCAAACAAACTATTGAATCCACCAAACGATATTGTATTGAGAATATTACCAATACCGCTTACCAAAGACCCTCCTATCTGTGTGATAAAATCACCACTTAGGATATTCTTCAAGATTCCACTTATAGCATTAAAAACAGTGTCAAGAAGGTTGCTAATCAAAGTTCCAATACCATCTTTCAAAACATCAAGTATCTTCAAGATGGCAGATACGATTTGACCTATAAATCCAGCTTGTGATAATCCTTCGCTTAGAGCTTTTCCTGCATCCTTTCCAGCATCTGCGGCTGCATCTGCGGCTTCCTTGCCCATATCCTTCAGACCATCTGCCGCTTTCTTAGCCTCACTCAAAGCTTTCAATCCGTCAATTCCACCTTTAAGTTGATCGAAACTATCCCAAAGAGCTTCCAAATCAGATAATCCGGAATTTGAAAGGAACTCATGGATAGCGGAAATCGGTTGCGTCACATTCTGTGTCGTTTGAGCCAACTTCTGACCACTAGTACGAACTTTTGTGTTAGCCGTAACAATCTTCTTTCCGGACTCCGCTAACTGGCCTTGAACTTTATTCAAGTCTTCTTGTAGCCTTGTTTGCTCAGCAACATTACCCGACTTTTTCGCATTCGCTATCTGATTTTGTAAATCCTTAATGCGAGGTATAAGCTTGGTTTCTGTTTCCGTATATTCCTCTTGAGCAATTTTCGCATTCTTCAGAGCATCTTGATAAGCTACAACATCCCTTGCAAGGTCTTTCCAACCCAAATCACTTGTATTGCCAAGCGAATTACGGATATTCTGCATAGCATCAACGATACTTTTCTGCTGGTCTGCTCCCAAATTTTGAAACTTATCCGTACCTACGAACTTATCCAGATCTGCTAATAAAGGAACAAGCGCATCCTTCATAATGCCACCAACATTTCCGAAGACTTGATACCAGTCTATCTTCTGCATAATAGCACTAGCCTCAACCGAATCCGTCTCTTTCTTCTGCTCTTCTTTCAAAGACTTTATCTTCCATTGCTTGCTTGAGTCCGAATCCGTAGAGTTTTCAACCTCGCTAATCCTCTTAGCATAACCGGCAGCAATAGCTAACTTCTGCTCCTGGAATGTGCCATAAGTCTTCAGATAATCGTACATGCTTTGCGCTTCTTTAGCAAGTACATCCTCATTCTGCTTTACCGCCTTATCCCGAATTGCATTCATCTGATTAGCAACACTCATGCCTATGGTCATATTCATGCCATTGACCTTAACCGGATTACCCTTGCTATCCTTCATGGTTTCATTCAAAACCTCATTCTTATACTCTTCATCGGTTTTGCTCTGTTTCCACATATTAGCCTTACGACCCTTGCGGGAATTAACCCAAACAGCTTGGTCACGTTTTTTTCTAGCCTCAACCAATTTGTCTATACCTTCTTCTACCGCCTTTCTCTCCTTGTCGGCATTCTCGGTTATCTGAGCCAACTCCTTGTTATAACCCTCATTCATCGCATTGATGCGGTTCTTGGTCATGTCTTGGATAGCTTTCTCCGAATAGGATGAAATAGACTTGAAATAGTCCTCCTCAGCCTTCTTGCGTTCATACGCTCTTGCTTGTGGGTTATCCGTTGCACCTGTTTTCTTTGGTGTAGTTTTCTTTGTCGTTTCCTTCGGCTTATTTGCATCGGCTTTTCTTTTCGCCTCTCTATCTTTCAGAATAGAACCAGCCATAGCAACATCAAGCCTATTGGCATTTTCGTCTCTTAGCTGATTTCCTTGCTTTGTCAGCAATTTACTTCCTTTATGATTTGTTCGGTATTGCTCTTGCCTATTTAAATCTGCCTTACGTCTATTAATCAAAGATTGCAACTGTTTATCCGTTAAAGATTTCATCCAACTTGGAATTTCTGTATCATCATAATGGATTTTTAAATTTAATCCATATTCCTGATTCCATATAGAAATAAGCTGGTCTGTTGAGGAAGTTAAGGCATCTATGCTTTGTTTATTTTGCTGAGCTACCCATTGTGACCTAGCCTGTGTATTATTCCAATCTACATTTTCAGCAGCCGCCTTCATTATCGCATCCTCTGCGTTTTTATAACTTGTCTTTAATTTTGCAAGATTACTCGTATGCTCCAATATCGAATGGTCAGTATTCTCTATAGTCGCTATATTGTAATGTTGTTTTTCTAAGAACGCATCAATAGGCGCAAATGTCTTTTTAACTGCATTTGTGTAAATATTAAAAGCATCTATATGCTCCTTGTAAGACAATGTGCTATCATCTACTCTTTGCTTCAACTTAGCCAGCCTATCTAAAACCTCATCTGTTGCTATGGAATTATACATCATTTGTATTGATGTTATATCTTCCTTATCTACATGTTGCCCACCTTGATACCAATGACCGGATAAGTCTTTGCTAAAATTGTCATCTTCTTTGTTTCTTGCTTCTGTGTATTGGGAAGTGGCAGACATTAAAGCATTAGCCTTTTCTCTTTCAGCATTCTCCAATTGTAAAGTTGCAAGAAATTCATCATGCTTGCCTTTAAGTGTTGTTAAATTATCCTTTTCGGCATCACACTTAATCCCAAACTGCTCGTAAGTTTGGATAAGTTCTTCTTTAGCTTTGTTGTAAGCATCAGTTCCTTCCTTAGAAGACTTCATTACGTTAAGCAAACCATCAACTTTCGCCCTTGTGTTTTCAGCAGAATCTCCAAAATGCTTAGTGTCAACAGAAATATCTTCCTCTTCACCTCCGAACATAGCAACGGCACTAGCAAGCGTTGTTACCAATGTTATAATACCAGTAATCGGATTTGCGAGCATAGCAGCCCACATTCCCTTTAAAGCCATAGTTGTAGATTTTACCGCATTACTAAGCATTAATTCAGCAGTTGTCATTATTTTAACACTTGCGGTATGGATGGCATTTTTTACAGTTGAAGCAGCCGTAGCTAAAGTACTAGCCTTTTTCGTAGTCGTATTGGTAGCTTGACTAACAGAATTCAACTGCGTTTGTAGTGTTGCTTGTCTCTCTTGTAATTGCTCACGAATAAGCGCAGCTCCTCTTTGCTGACTTGCAATTGTTGAAACATTTGTTTGAGCAATATTCACTTTCTTCGCAGCGGTTGCTAAACGTTCCTTTGCTTCTAGTGCGTTCACGGCATTACCCTCGGAGTCAAAAGCCAAGTTTGCACCATCAGCGGTTTCCTCAACCAATTTTTGAGCCTCAGCAAAGGCATCTTGGGCATCTTGTAAATCATTCAAGGCTGATGTATATTGTCTAGCCAACTCTACATCCCTATCATCAAGATTTGATATTTTCTCCGTAGTAGTCTTCAAATCATCTTTAAGAGACTCTATTTTTTGTTGACGAAGTTCCTCGGTCTTCCTCTTTTCTTCATCAAGTTCTATCTGGCTTTGTGCTGTTGCTTGTTGCTGAGCCTGCAAGAGTTCACGTTTCATCTCTAATTGAGAACGCATTTGTTCCGTAATAATGCCCTCTTGCTCTGCTGCATCTAACCTTGCCTTTACAAAGTCATCGGACACAGCAGTATCTCCAACAATACTTGCCAAGTCTTGTTGTTTGCTTACTCGCTCTTGCTTTTTGTCCTTACCCAGCGACTTGTAGTTTGAGTTCTCTAGGTCTTGCAAACGCTTGATTTCTGCATCAATTCCCTTCATCATATCATCGGCTTGTTGCGCTTCCTCTGCTTTGCGAATAGAAGCAGCCGCCATTAATGATGCACGATAAGAACCAACGGCTACTGTAGCTACGCCAATAACTTTTATTACCTCTTGCCAATTCTCTACCATAGCAGAAATAATTGACAATCCACTAGAGAACACGCCCTCGGATTTTTTGCCGATTTCGTTGAACATCTGCTGGATGGAGTCACCAATATTGCTCCACTGACCCTCCAAGGTCTTTGATTGTTGTTCCATCAAGCCTCCGAAGCGTCCACCTGCTTGCGTCATGTTGGCGATAGCTTCCTTGAAGATGTCTGATGTCACTTTACCCTTGGAAACAGACTCTTGAACCTCCGTTGTGTTTTGGTGTAAGATTTTACCCAATTCTTCTGCTAATGGGACACCTCTACCCATGAACTGACGCAAATCCATTGTAAACATTCTTCCTTGCGAAACGGTCGTTCCATAAAGATAAACAAGGTCTCCAAGCGGAATATTCAAGCCCGAAGCAATGTCACCAAGTTGGACAAGGGTTTTGTTAACATCTTTCGCTTCCGTTCCGTATGCCAAAAGTTGTTTTGCGCCACCCGTAATGCTGGACATATCGAAAGGTGTATGAGCTGCCGTTTGGATAAGTTCGTCCATCAATTGCTTAGACTTATCCGCACTACCAAGCATGGTATTGAAAGATATTTCAAGTTGTTGGAATTGGGAACGAGTATTAAAAACGCTACGTGTTAATTGTTCAAATCCTAAGCCACCAAGTAATGTTGCCGAAAGCATGTGAGCATCGCCAGTAACTCTTTGGAACAAACTAGTCATTCCTTCTCCAGCAGTCGGAGCTGACTTCATACGTTCTATCATTTGGCTCATGCTATCGGTCAACATATTTGTTGCCTCTTTTGCCGGATTTGCTGAACCTGCATACAAAACATACTCATTCCGCATATTCTCCAAGGTCTGACGAGCACCGACAGCACCCCCTTCTAGGTTCTTCAACTGAGCTGTTTGACCTGCCAAAGAGCCTTTTAAATAGTCAATATTCTTCTGTAAAGAATCTATGGATGACTTATCCGTTGTAACTCCAAGAGTTAATCTCTTGTTCGTGATTTGCTGTTGGATTTTCTCTATTCGGTCTTTGGTAGCTTGCATTTGAAGTTCATAGCTATAAACTTCCCTTGCGGCTGCTTGCATCTTCTTATTAAACTCGGAAGACATCACGTAAGCGGCTCTTGAAGCAGCTTGTGTCAAGTCCTTTAAGCGATTGCTAGCATCCGCATATTTTTCCGTCAAATCCGCAACAATAGCTGGGTCGGTTGACTTATTGGTCTTCAACAACTCAGCCCTCAACTTTTCACACTCGGAACGAAGTTTCGTAACCTCCTCGAAATTCGCTTTGATATTAAATTCTAACTGTGCCATCCTTATATGATTTTATTGGCAAAATTAGCTAATAATCAAAGGAATAACGAAAGAATAAAGGTGTGCTATTTCACAAAAAATTTAAGTGCAAAGAATAATGTCTAGATACAAAAAAGCCTTCCACATTCACATGCAGAAGGCTCGGTTGTTTACTTATTTTTCTTCTATATATAAAGACCGTCAAATCACGACAGCCTGTAATTCTTTTGAAATTCCATGTAAGCAATCAAGAATTTGCTGCTTACGTTTTTTGCTAGGCTCATGGATTCCCATTGCATACTGACGCATCAGAGAAGCATTAATGCCAGCTTTCTTTGCGACACCATTTATATTCAGATATGAAAAATAATCGAAGAAAGAACCTATATCATACCGGAACTCAAACACCAATTCAGGCATTTGCTTTCCCTCTTCTTCAAGAAGCTCTTTAATCTCTTCCTTTGCTACAAAAATATCATCCATCGCTTGTTTTGCAGAGTTGCCAAATCCGACTAGATGGAAGTCTGGAAATTTATCCACCATATAGCAAGAAAAATTCTTTTCTTCTTTACACTTTTCTACTTGTATAATTACCTTTGTTGCCATAATTCCGATTCTAAACTTTAAAAAGAGGTCTTAAACTCATATCAACTTCTTGCTATATAAGCGAAAAATTGCTGGGCTTAAAGCCCAAGCAATCTTTCAAGAATACTGTCGTAAGTCTTTCGAGAAACTTCACGACTGCCGTGCCGTGGCACTGGACATTTAAGTTTTGTTGTTGGACTAAACCAAATGTCGTGATTACCACCATGCCGAACCACATAGCAACCTGCTTGGGTCAGCTTTCTCACTAATTGACTAGTCTTCATCATATATAATAGAAGAAATTAATAAATAAGTAAAAGACCTCTTTTGTCCTTAAGACAATGCAAAGATATAACTTTTTTGTTATATATGCAAATAAAAGGATAACTTTTTTGTTATATTAACCTCAATTAACAAAAAAAGAGCCACCCCGAAGGATGGCTCACTATACTGTACTATACTTTACTATACCATACTGCACTTTACCCTACTACACTAAACTTCACCGCACTCCACTACACTTCACACCACTTTTCTGTTGTACACTGCACTTCATTTAATGACTTCCAGCTTATAAAGCTATTGCCTTATGTATAAACGTAGCTACCAATATCGCTAATGTAGAGAATGCAATATGGAAGCTACAAAACCATTTCTGATTTCGTTTGCAAAGGTAAGCATAATTTCCGAAACAAGCAAATTGTTTAGTGTATTTCTTTATTCTTTTAAACTTTATTTTCTTTTAGAAACCTATTTTTAAAATTACACCTTATTATTATAATAAAAGTATCATTTCAAATAAACCCAATTTGTTGAAATGTTACTAAACGTATAACTTTGCTTTTTTGCCTTTTGCGGTTCTTTGTCAAAGTCAGCCGTAACAAACAAATGCGTTCCGTATAATTCCATATTCATTGCTTTTGTTCTCTCATCGCCCTTATCTTCTTCCAATGGGGAAACTTTAGCCAATTCGCTATCAAAAGCATAAAGTTTAAAGAACAAGTCTCCTTTCTGTTTAGAATATTGCACCAATGCGCCATAAGGCTTTTTTACAAGAACAATAGCATTATTCAACTCCTTGTATTCATCACTACAGCTTTCCACGATTTTTTGCTGGTCTTCATTAGAATTTACACGCATCTTTTCCAAATGCTTTCCTAATGATACATACACACTATCCAAAATCTTATATGCACCATACTTATCATAGAAGGCATATCGAGAAGAAACGGCATCTTCAAAATCAGAGCAAGGAACTATTTCATTCTTTGCGTTCATAGCCTTTTTATTCATTATGGCTGAGTTCCAATTGATAACAAAATCCGTTGCTACGAAATCCAAAGAATATATTAGTCTATTGCTATTGAAGCGATAATCAGACAACGCCTTCTTGTAATTAGCCATTTTTTCAGCCTTAACTTGGTTGGAATGGTACACGTAGCCACCAATTCCGCCACCTATCACAACGATAGCTACGGTGATGGCAATTATCACTTTCTTCTTCATAATCACATTTATTTAATTATTGAACCTTGTGAGGAACACCCCACGTTACTTAACACTTTCCAACTTATCCAACACGACCCTAGCCTCAGCGATGGACGATGCGGAATACAACTCACCACCTTGTTTTATTAGGGCGATGAAATCACTAATAGCATCTTCTTTGTTCTGCTTATCAAACAATTCTGCTACAGGACAGCCTATAGCGTTTGCTATTTTTTCGATAGTTGATATACGCAAGTCGTTTTTCTCGCTAAGTAAACGAGAAACCGAAACTCTATTCATACCCATCCGGTCTGCTAGGTCTTGTTGCGTTACACCATATTTATTAAGAACATCTTTAAATCTCATAATACGTAATACGTTACATTGTTATTTTCTTGCAAAGATAAGAATAATCTTTGAAATGTAGCATATATACGTAAAAGTATTAACGTAGTTTAAAGAATAGTACGTTACAAATGAATATTTGTTAATTAACCTAAATACGTTACATTTTCTTTCTAAAATATTTGGCAGTGTAACGTAAATATGTTACCTTTGCATCGTGATTAAGAAAGAAAGGTCACAATAACATTATTAATTTAGCTGAGGTTGCACCTCCGAGTCGGCACTCGTAAAACGGTATAGCAATATGACTACTTCAATGATAAGAAGAAACTTGATTCAGAAGTTCGTTATGATAGAGTTCGTAAGCAACAGGATAAACACCCAAAAGGACGTTGATAGAATGTTGAATATGATAACAACTAAGCTCAATATGAACAACGATGAGGCCAAGAGCTTCTTGCGTGAGAGCATCGGACTTGCAAAGTAAGTAATTTAAGTTTAACGTTTAAAATTGAAAGATTATGGCTACTACATTTAAGAATATGATGAGAGAAGTAATGAATATGGCTCACAGAGCATTTCAGCTTAAGGGTGCTTACATGAGTTGGACAGAATGCTTGAAGCAAGCTTGGCAGGTAATCAAGCTGAAGGCTCGCATGAAGAAGCAGGTCGTTGAGTTTTACTTTCAGAAGATGAATGGTGAGATTCGTCAGGCTTTCGGCACTTTGATGGAGAGTCACATTGACTACACTCCAAACGGCAAGGGTTACGCTTGCAAGGACTGCACCAAGTATTGGGATGAGGTCAAGGGCGAGTGGAGACAATTCAAGAACTACAACTTGATTAGAGTTGCTTAACAAGGTTATTAAGGATTTAAATAGAAACTAGATATGAGCGCAAAGATTATCGTGATGCAAGGCAACATGGTTGCAACCATCGAAGAGACGAACAAGGACGCATTCAACAAGCGTGGTGAGTATAAAGAGACCGATCTGGACAGACATAAGCGTGAGGTCGATTTCTTGATTACAAGCATCGCTAACCGCTACGAAGTGACATTCAATCACAAGGTAGAGTTGAAGGAAAGCCGAAGCATCAAGAAAAGCGAGTATTTCGATAACATCTACTACGTTACTGAGAATGCATTGAACAAGCTGAAAAAGCAATACTCATACGAGTGTGACTTGTAATAGATTTCGTGAGGCACACGCTAAACTGCACCGGACTTTGAACATTAAATATTTAAGAGATATGGATAAGAATTTGATGGATGCTCTTTATGTGAGCTACAATGAGAAGTTTGGCGTGTTGAGCGACGATGAGCATGAAACTATTTCACATGTATTGGGTACTGATTTAACCTTGGTTCTAAACAAAGAGAATATGGAGGTGTACCTGTTAGTGCCTTTGACAAGAAACCATAATTTTGAGTGTAAGGGTAATTACATTATCGTGGATGGCAAGCGGTTCGATTCGGACATCTTTTTCCGCAAGGATGCTTGTCAATGGATTCAGATGCAATCTAATGAAATGCTATCAATGGTAGCGTAACATAACATAAGGTGAGGCACACCTGAACAACTGTACATTATCTTTGATGTTTAACAATTAAATTCCGTGAGCAATGGAAAGAAGAAGTAATGTGCAGCATCATGCCACAATGGTTGGTCGTGCTGGCGAGGACAGAAGTCCTCCAAAGTAAAACAAACGTTAAGGTTTTAGATAAAACACTAAAACGTTTGCAAGTTAAAGAGAAAAGCATTAACTTTGCAGCCGAAAGTAATAATGGTTGTGAAGTGAGAGAGCACGACTGGCAAAAGTTGGAAATAATTAATATTTAATATATTTTCATTTGCTCCAAGCGTGGAGCATCGTCATTCCGTTCATCGCCTTACATAAGTGGACGGTTGACACAAGCCCTGTCCATCCTCTCTCACAATATGGTGGACGGGGCTTTCCGTTTCTATCACAGCCAAGCATTAAATATTAATTATTAAATAATATGAAAGATTATTTAGAAAAGAATTTGAATGATGCACCCATGCTGGGAGCATTTGTAAATCAGAGTGAGGAAATCAAGGTTGAAGGCTTTGAACTCATCAAGGTAGAAGAACGTGATGGTAATCAAGCCGTCAATGCAAGAGAGCTGCACCATAAGTTGGGTAGTAAGCAGCAGTTTGCTAATTGGATTCGAAACCGTATTGAAAAGTACGGATTCGTTGAAAATCAAGACTTTTGCTCATTTAATAAAGTTATTAAACGAGAAAATGGTGCTACTACTATTACAGAGTATGCCTTATCTTTGGATATGGCTAAGGAGTTGTGTATGATTGAGAACAATGAGACAGGCAGGATGATTCGCAAGTACTTCATTGAGGTTGAGAAAAAAGTAAGAATGCAGAGTGTTCCATCTTTGCCCGATTTCACTAATCCGGCTATAGCAGCAAGAGCTTGGGCTGACCAGTTCGAGAAGAACCAAGTACTGACCTTGGAAAACAAACAGCAGAAGGAGGAACTTGCCAAGGCATCGCAGGAGATTGTAGGACTAAGCGCACAGATTACAACGATGAAGCCTAAGACTACTTACTTCGATGTGATGATGAAGAACAAGAGCACAAGCGTGATTACATCAATGGCGCAGGATTACGGAATGAGTCCGCAAGCATTCAACAAATTGTTGCATGAGCATGGTATCCAGCACAAGGTTTCTGACCAATGGGTCTTGTACCGCCAATATTTGGATAAGGGATATGTGAATAGCGAGCCAGTGACCATTACGCACAATGATGGAAAACAAACCATCAAATACAACACGAAATGGACTCAAAAAGGGCGTTTCTTTCTCTATGAGTTCCTAAAGGAGAAAGGTATCTTACCTTTGATTGAACGAAATAATAATGGTGAGACACACTAGGACAACTGTAAAAGCCCCAATCTCGTTAGAGGTTGAGGCTTTCTTTATTTTTACATTTACTTCTTATCTAACCCATAGGAGAACAAATACTTTTGCGCTAATTTTCAAAGACTTGTATTTTTATTACAAAAGTATTGTTATTTTACATTTCGGTTTCATTATACTCATAATCCCAGAGGAATAACTTGCCTTTGACGTTTCTAATCGGCTCATCGAACAATTTAGCATTCTTCAAGAACCAATGATATTGGAAATCTTCAGCAAATGCATCCGGATAAGCCTCATGATACTGAATATCATCCAACTCTACGCTGCCGATAATGGCTGACGTTGGCAAGTCTTTGAAGTCCGGAATAACAATACCATGCTCTTGGCAATATTTCTTCATTGCGCTCTCCTGCCATCCGTCAAGTTTTTCAGGTTTGGCTTGGCTAGCATGAATAAGGAAACGACCACGGAACTTTCTATTCCATGTTCTGTTCTCAATGGTCTTGCAGCCGATAGCGATTAACCAAGCATACGGCTGACGAATTGATAATACTTTCATAAGCTCATTGTTTTGTTGTTTACATTCGCAAAGGTAGTAAAAACCTTCGAGAAATGCAAGAAAACTCTAATTTATTTTCACATTTTCTAAAAATAATCTTGAAATAATTTGCATTCTCAGATATTTCAACACACTTTTGATTGATGTATTCAGATAAATAACCATCAAGTATGTTTCTTCTGTACTTAAGGCGGTAAGAGGTTAAATCCTCTTCCGCCTTTTCTTTCTGATTCTGTCCCAATCCGGTTTAAGTACATCCATCGTGCCGACCATCGCCCTGTACTTGTCGCCAAGTTCGCCCTCGTTCATAGATGAACGGAAAGTGTACATCTTGTATCGTTCATGCTCAGGAACATATAATCCCACCATCAAGGAACGGACTCCATCTACCTCCTGCTCCGGTGCTATCAATACAAGCCCCTCGTTCATGCTTTCCAACTTGAAAATCTTTGAGGTAACAACCTCATAATAGTCTAGTATATTCATATTCTTGTCTCCTATAATTATTTTGTACGTTCAAACACTTCAATATACTGGATAGAGCTACAATCAATATATTTACGTGTAAACACTACTGTACTTCCACTTCCAATCATAAGTGTTCTGTTCTTTGTATTGCAATTGAAAGATGTTTCAATACCAATACCATTGAAGTCGAAACTTATTTTTGCTCCACCTACCAAGTTGATACTTCCTCTAAGACCTTTGTCCTCGGCTTCGCCTAATATCACATTCACATGACCTGCATCCGTATTCTCCTATAATTAATTGTTAAACACCTTCTCTAATAAAGATACGTATGATAGAGTCACTATCAATGTAATCTCTGTTTCCGTTCTCAGCAAGTATAGTTATCAAATGCTTTTTTTTGTTATAAAGAACATCGGCAGTAAAATCAAATAACTTTGATTTGCTAAAGTTTGCATGAGTTAACTGCCCATTAGAGAGTGAAATACCTGCAATGCAACCGCACTCCTTTGCATCATCTAAGATGTCTTTGATAATCTTAATATCCATAGTCTTATTACTTTACTTCTCGTTCTACAATATCGAAATTATCCCACGTCTCTCCTTCGCTGTCTGAGATATGAAAGAAAGAATCTGAGATATTGTATAGATAATCATCGCAATCCAAAACTCGCTTGTAATTCTCCAAAGTGTTCATTCCTTTGTGTCTTATCGCCTTTCTTGCCTTATCTATGGTAGAGAAGACTTCTGCATCAACCTCCACTGCTTCACCCAATCCATGTTGGTATGAAGAAATTACTACATATACTTTCATAGCTTAAACATCATTATTTCTTACGCTACCTTAGATAACGTTTCTTTGTCAATCTCAATCCATTGGCAAGCATCCTTGCGGAAGAAGATTTCACTCTTGATATACTCACCATCCACATCAATGCTATCATCCTTGCAGACAAATGTATGGTTCTTTGTCAAAGGTACAAGAAGGTACGTTTTACCCTCTCTCTTGCGTTCTACAAGCGTTTTGTCCGTCCCAAGGATAACTGATACCCTTTCGTCCTTATCGTCCTTTAGAACACCTATTTTATCCGTGTGCTCGATATAGAGCACATTCAGAAAATTCTCATCCATTTTCTTATGCATTAATCATTCTGTTATACTTTTTCTTATTAACACCTCGTTTAACGGCTTCATAGAGCAAAGTCAAAGCTAATGCTTCATCCTTGACTTTCAAAGCCTTCAAGGTATCTCTTTTTACGTTGTAGTTCTCATCGACCTCACACAATGGTACGTAGCCTTTGTGCTCGAAATTTCTTCGACCAATCGCCCAAATCTCATAGCCATCCGGAAACTCGTTTGTTGTCTCGAATTCATAACTGCCATCAATAAACTTTTCCATAATCAATTATATTAAGTTCTTTGCCTTATCTTTTCTTACTTCTCCCATCGGAAAGCGTTAGGGTCTTTTACAACCTTCTTGCTGGCTTCGTCCCACATATAACCATCATTAAACCACTTTGGGGCTTTACCATTGATTACCCGTTTCGCCTCGGCTATGCTAGCATAGTCTGGTTCAACAACATTATCAATGCGAACGGCAATCTGACCGAATACGTCCTCCACCTTGGTAATATGATGCCCTTTGTAGAACACTTCTTTCAAACACTTAGCAATTGTCTCCATATCTCAAATACTTTAAAAGTCCTAAACTAAAGGGGTGTTTAAAGGCACACCCCCTATTAAGCCTCGCCAAACACCTTAGAACGTGAATATATCTTTATGCAACTCGCAAGAAGTTGTAAGCCTTGAATTGTCTCCATGCGCCCTTTGCTTCATCCCAATAGCGGATGCAATCTCTTGATGCTGCATGCCCTGTACCATTTGGAGTATAGTCAATGTGGCTCTGAAGGAGAGTACCAAAGGCTTGTCTTACCTCACCATTCATCTTCATAAAGAAGAACTCTACTACCTTGGTCTTCATCGCTGCCTCAAGCTTTACGACCTGCCAAGCCTGTTTCAAGCACTCAACCCAAGACATTGAACTTGATTTCAACTGATAGGCTCTATGTGCCAACTGCATTACCTTTCTCATCTTGTTCTTAATTGAAGTAGTCATATCCTCAAACCGTTTTACGAGTGCCGACTCGGCTGCATAACAGCAATTAATAGTTAAACTTTAAAGCCTTTATCTCTTAAAGACATTGCAAAGATACAAAATAAAATCATACAAACCAAATTATTTGCAAGAAAACGAATGATTTTAATCATCTTTTAACATAACTATATATGTATGACCTTTTTCTTAACAGAACTTCACATTGTATGATTTAATTCAATCAATACAAGAGAAAAATTTGGTAGTTTCAAAAAACTTTCTTATCTTTGCAGTCGAAATTCAATCATACATTATTATATTATAAATATGGACGTTAAATCAATAATTAAAGAAAAGGGCTTTACTATCGAACAGGTAGCTAAAGAAATGGGTATATCAAGAGTTACTTTTACCCAAAACCTCAGCCGTAACCCTACGATGAGGACATTACAGCGTATTGCCGATGTATTAGGGTGTAAGGTTGGAGACTTCTTCAAAGACGAAATCGAGCCATCTAAGCCAACATTTGTTTGCCCTCATTGCGGCAAGCCTATCGAGCTGGAGATTAGGACAAAGGAGGGGAAATGATATTCCTCTCCTTTTACTCTTCTATTCCTTCTCCTTCAAAAAGCCTATACCTGCATGAACATTACCCAACTTATACCAAGACTGGTTTAAAGTCATAACATAACTACTGAAGGATTCTTCCCCAATATCAAGGGTGAAGTCTTCATCTACATCAGGCTCTCCATGTCTTACGTACCCCTTATTCGGGGTGTATAGCAATCTATGATATGAGCCACTCTCACAAATATAAAGTCCGCTATTACGCCAATCGGAACTCCAAAATTCCGGTTTATTCACGTAACAAAGCATTACATCACCATCGTAAATAGGAATACTATGACTTCGCTCATCCTTTTCTCCAACAAACTTTTCGCTGTCAACATTGTCAGACTGACGGATAACAGATACGATGGAGTAACCATTTCCAATAAAGTCCGCTATATCAACATATGTTCTTTGCTCTCTAAGGTCAAATTCTTGTTGGCTTCTTACGCCATCTTTCTCAAAGATTACAAGTATTCTTGTGTACTTATCACCAAAATTGACCATACTTAGAATCAAGCCGTTGTTCATGTAAGACGCATAAGCTTCTTTGGCTAGTGTTAATACACGCTCTAGATATTCCAATGGCTTGTATCTAACTAGCCAAGACTGACCTTTATGCATCTTTTGCAAGTACGAATACATATTCATCGCCTCGCATTCATCTATTCCATGCTTCTTGCAGACCAACTTAAACTTATCCGGATAAACACTAGTTACAAGTCTATCCAATTCGTCCATAGCTTGCATGGCTTTCAAATAATCATTTGCATCCATTTTACTAATCTTTAAGTTTCTCAATTATATAACCACGACCTGTATAGGTACAAGACAAGCCGATATACACTAGCTGATGTAAGAGCCACAATTCTTCAGTGAACGGCAATCTATCACACTTCACAAACTCATCTTCATCCTCAAAATCAGATGCCTTTTCCAATATTTCTTCCTTTGTCATTATCTTTAAATTTGTGCCCGAAAGCTGTTAAATATCCGCATCTTTTATTTTTTGTAATGTGTCAAATATCACATCTGCAATCTCAAACCTGCCGACATTTGGATTCTGTGGGACACTATAACATAGAGCTTTTAAAAGCTCAAAACATTGATTCTCAAATAATATCATACGCTTACTTCTTTTGATTAAAATACTTTTCCAACTCTCGAAGAATGAACAGCCCTCCTATCTTGAAAGACTGCTCTATCACCCCTCGATGTTCCTTAAATACGTTTTGACTTCTTGCAAACCGAAACGCTTCATTCTCTAGTATAAGCACAAACTTATTAAATTCTGCATCGGTCATTTGCATTCACCTCCTTCCTTTGAGAATAAATCATCAATACAGAGCCACCCGTCTATAGGCATTTTCTCAACAAATCCTTTCCAAGATTTGAATTCTTTTACTTGGGCTAATGAATAATAGTTGCCTACACTATAGTGCAGCAATATCCATTCATCATATCCTTCTGGCTCTTTATTTGTTTGATGCCACAAGTCCTTCAAGAACTCGTTGACAGCCCACTTAACACCTTCTTTGAATCCGTTTCTTCCAATAATGTTTCCATCACTGTTAAGAGGATATTCCTCAAATGCAGCTTCTTCTATTTTTTTGTCATCTATCATAACTATTACTATATTAAAAAGGTAAATATGGACGTTCAAGAAAACTAAGTAAAACAGCATGTTCTTTATATGCGAAAGAATCTGTTCTTCCCATTCTCTCAAAGCGTTGCATTTGCCTTTTACAATGCTCTATAAGTTCTTTCTTAAAAACTTCGTCCATATCTTAAACCTCCATATCTTTAGTTGTACCTATTAACTTTGCAGTCTCCTTATTGTAAGGAAGACAATATCCTATCCTTGAACTCAGGCTTTTCAATCTCCAAAGTATCAAGGTTGAGTTTGCCATTGTAACACTCTTCAATCTTCTTGATGAACCTTTTAGCTTCTTCATCAGATACTTTAGTAAATAAATCTGTAATTCCAACTTTTGACTGAAGCCAACGATTTTCACTATTATTGCAATAACGACTTTTAAATTGTGTATATTCATCGTCTTGAAATCCTTCAAAAATAGTATAATAAAATTCTTCACAGTTTCTATATACCAGCACATCGCCCTTCTCCCAAGCAAACTTTTCCCAATCACGCATTGATTTGCTAGGATAGATGCACAAAACTCCTTCCTTGTACAATTTGCCGTCTTTATCGAACCATGGCTCTTTATTATGATGCTTAACTTGAAAAGCATCACATGCATCAGTAACGACATATAGAGTAACACTTCCAAACATATCAGTCCAGAGTTTCGTACCTTCTGGCTTATCCTTCAAGATTTTTGCTATATTAATCTCAGTTTCCATATCTGACTTTTTTATATTCATTTATTCTTCACTAAAATATTTCTTCACAAACGCTCGTTCGGTGAGCCATTTTCCCAACCCCACTCTAAAGTAACGCTTTGGCTTGCCTTTCGCAAACCCATATTCGTCACGAGGTGTATTAACACTCATGTGTATCTTCGGAACATTATTCACCGATACGTATGCGGTTATATATTCATCCGAGAATGCCAAATGCTGAACTTCACGGAACTTTACACTATTAAAGAACATTTCCTTCATAAGCCTTAGTCCTTATAAATTGCATCAAGAGTGCTCCTGAAATTCGGATTATCAATAACGGCTTGGGCATCTTCTTTGTTCTTGAAGTAAATAGTTCCTTCGTTATAATTACTACTTGAAGTAATACCATATTCGTTGGTTCGCATGATATTATACTTATATTCATTAGAATTCCAATCCGGTTTCCAATCTCTATTATAGTACTTAGCTATAATCATTAACCTAGATAATGCAATTAGCTTATCCACATTCATATATGAAACTTGAATACATGCTGGACGAATATATTCGTCTGCTAAAGCTGATATGGCATCCATATAGCCGATTACCCTCTTCCTAAGCTTAATAATACCAGCTTTCAAGTCACTTTTTTCAATGTCCACTTCCATTTCTTTAGGGATGTCAAGGACTATTTTTTTATCTTTCATTTCCATTTTTCTTATGTTTCATTTCCACAATATAGTTTTTATTCACAACCAACTCGAAGAACTTATATTTAGCATTCATGTAGTTGCGACCTAAATCAACTCCACCAACAAATTCTTCTCCATACCAAGAGATTGCCGTATACTTTACAATATCATGCTCTTCCGGATGATTCACACGCCCAATCCATACATCTGTGCGAACCAAATCGCAATACCCATAAGGTAATTTGGCACGTATCATCCTCGTATTCTCCGCATCAATATAAACGTTTTTGTATTCTAGGTCTACACCTAGAATTTTACGATTAAGCTTTGCTACATCCATATTCCATTAATTTTAAAACACTACGTTGAAGTTCCCTCGGTTTGAACGGATTTTTCTTCAACATTTTATTCGCTTCGTTTTGTATCTTGCGGCTTTCCCACTTCTTTGTAAGACGCATAGCCTTTAACAAACGATGGTCTCCGGCTAGCTTTCCTGCATCTTTCTTGCCACAATAATAGCCTTGCCTATAAGCCCAATATCGGGTTTTATAGACTTTCTTCATTATCTTCTTAGCTTGTCTTATCTTCATATACTACTTGTTTTTATAAATATTACATGTCCCCTCATAAATTGTGCTATTTGTATAGATGTCTTTATATTGCGAAATGGAAACCAATCCATCTGCCTTCATTTCCCTAAGAATGCCATCATACACACTTTCTATTGCTCTTCTCTTCAATTGCTCCATGCCAGATTTATCACGACAATAGTATTGCATTTCAAGGTTTGACATTGCAACTCTTGAATGAAGCTTAATAACTTGTGGCTTTATATATCTAACCTCTATCTTTGGTTTGATACCTAGTTTATCAGCTAACCATTGTTTCCATTTTGGCTTAACATCCTCTCCATCTAAGCAAGCAAGTAATATATAAATAAGACTAACACTTATATATAAAATTACAATTTCCATATGCTACTTATTTTTATCTCCTAATAATACGTGTCTTCGATAAGGGAAGAAATAGCAACGTTCTCCTGGACACCACCAACTAGGAGTGTTCTTCATGCATCTACGACATAACGCTATATTCTTCTCAGCTTTTATGTCGTCACGTTCAAACTTTCTTCGTTCTCTTCTTGAAAGAGGAGAATAAGGATAAGTCTCTTTCTTAAACACCTTAGCTGCTAAAGCATTCAGTTTTAGAAATACTTTTTCTAATATTTTTATCATACGCTACTTCTTATCGAATTTATTGCCAACAACTATGAATTTACCTAATGAAAGATAATGACCTAATGGTTTACCCTCAATCTTTCCATTAGCATGTTTGAGGTAATACCCACTTAACTCTTCCGACCATACAATTTCTGATGGAATAAAAGGATAATTCTTGATAACATCATGTTCGTACAATTCTTTACCTTCATAATCTGTTAGCCCTGTGTACTGGCAGACTGTTGAAGGGTCAATTTGATGCGCCTCATTTCGATTAAGCATAGATTCTTTCTGCCTATCTTCAATGATGTAGGTGTTACCACATTCGGCATAAAAGTAACCTTCTACCCAACTATTATCTTCTATTCGTTTAGCCTTAAACTTTATATTTCCTATTTTCATAAGCTATAATACTTCTTTTTCAAATTCACTCTTTGGAACACGATAACAAACTGCTTTTCCATAAAAAACTTCAACGCCTTTTAAGGGCATTTCCTTTTCTAAAATATCATGTACCTTCGTGCCTTTTCTCACACTAATAGCTATATAATCATAGCTATTATTTATCATCAATAGTGAGTTATTTGTCATGTACACCTTGCCATTCTTGGAAAGATTACTATGATTTCTTGAAGGCTGATAGTATAACCCACTAGCCTTATGCTTGATTCTGTAAGGTTTTGTCATAACTATTCTTCTTTAAGTTCTACACTTTATTCACCTATCTTTTCAAAAACTAATTTTACTTTAATAGGCTCATCTTCCCATGATAAATCAATATTGTTTCTTGGAATAGTAAATCTTTTGTTTCTATGGTCTCTAGCAGTTATCTCATCATTACAATTATAATCAATACCACTTTTCCACTTACTCCAAAAGCCATACCAATCATCACGGAATGGTTTATCCTTGAACAACACTAGCTCACCATCTTTATCACAAGCAAGCCATAAATATTTAACATTATCACTCATATTTCTTCTTTTTAAATTCTCTTTCACGTTTACGTCTCTCCTTCCTTGTAGGTGGAGGTACGTATGCCTTATCCATAACTATTCCTCCACTTTAATACCAAATGGAGTGCCGTCTACAAAGGTGTTGTCTTGATAGCTATTTTTTGAATCCAGCAGGATGGCGCCACCATCGGGATCTGCCAGGTATACTTGTTCGTCACCGACATAAGTGATATTTAAATAGCCTTCGTAGCACTTTATCCACCCAAACGGCTGATGCTTCAACATTTCTTGCCAGCACTCTTCTGCGTTCTTAAATGGGCGGTATTTTTGTTCTGGCTTGATACGATAGTTATCTTGATATTTTATGAGTGTATCAAGATTTAAGCCATCCTCATCACCATCTATATCTTGCCAATCACCATTCTTGTACTGAATTGTCTTACCTTCTGCTATCGCTTGAAAGATAGGCATCAATCTCTGAATTTCGCCTGTATAAATTTTCTCCATACTTATTCCTCCAACTTATCAATAGGTTTCCAATGAGTGATACGAGCCATTCTCCCTTCCCATAAGATGATGAAGTCATTACCATCTTTTGGGACGGTAGTGCTTTCCACTCTTCTGTTTTTAAAAACATTATCAGGTGACATCTTACTTGTTACCCAAACTACCTTATCATAAGGGGGAAGCTCATCCTCAACAGATACCCAGTCTGGCTTGTTGAGTTCCTTCAAAGCTTCTTCTAAGTTAGAGATAACGCTATGTTGGTTAGCATACCTACTCCAAATGATAGCTTGTTCTATCAGCTCTTCAACTTTCTTCTTATCCATAGTTATAAATTAAAATATTCACGTATCTGCTCACCTGTCATGTGATATACCTCAGATATTCGGCAGTCTCTAATTGGGCTATCCCATACACTGGTAGATTCATCATTACAACTACCATCAGTAACACGCTCTACGGCTTCTTCTTGTCCAGTTGCAAAGTCAACGCTTAGAAGCAGCTTTTCTTCATTACTAAGTCCTTTTTCATCCAAAGCTATATTCAGAGCAATTTGCAACTCGTCATGAGCCTTGCCTGAATAACCAATAGCCTTATCTAGATGAAGTTTGATTGATTTCTCTTTATTATCCATAGTTACTTACTTAAATTGTTTCTTATTCATCCTCCAACTCTTTAAGTGCCTTTAGCATATTGTCATAAGCAGATTTTAAGTAATCTCTAATACCTAGAGATTCATACAATCCAAACTCAGACAATGCTGACTCTAAACATATCTTAGCTTTTTCTTTACTCATTGCTTATCCTCCTTTTTTTCTGTTTCTTTCTATATACTTTAGTTGTGCAATACTTATGTTGCCATATCGTTTATACATACCTTGGAGATATGCAATATAGCTAGCTAATGTTATTTTATTTGCATCCATATTCTATTCTTTTTACCCTCTCCATATTACCAAGGAGAGGGTGATTAGTTACTATAGCTCATTAAACTCTTTTTCTAATCTCTTTTTAGTTTCATAGATGAGTTTATATAGAGCTATTTTAAATTCCTTGTTTAGACCACATAAATAATAAAGATTATTCCAATGTTCACCTTCATTAGAACAATCATCTTTAATGCTATCTAACAAATAACACATATAATCAATATCTTTAGCTCTTTCTAACTTTTCTTTATCCATATTAATATCTATCTATATCCTTTGCAGGATGGTTAGTTACTTTGTAAATTCTATCATATATTGTGCAAGCACAGAGCCTACATAACATAAGGTCATAAGTATCGCTGCCACTATCGCAATTACAATACTTACCATTCTCAACTTAGGGGTTTCTGACCAAAATATTGCACTAACTATCAGAAAGATAGTTCCTAAAATCGTTAACAATACTACCATATTACTTATATTTATGTCCTATAAGGAATGTTAGTTACATTGGTTTCTTTGCTGGAAAGTGTGTATAAGATGAAACATGCAGAAATATGTTATCACCATCTGTAGAAGTATTCTTAATATCATAAGAAACGCCTTCTTTTTTGTCAAATATAAACATTTCACAATCTCCACCTGTAATGTCAATGTAAGATTTTAAATGCTCTATCAACTCACTTGCTTTCATATTACTATCTATTTATGCCTAAAGGCTGTTAATCTATCTCATCACAATACTTATAGATATAATCTCTGACAAAATGCAAGTCAGAGCCGATTTGTTCCCTTGCACTTTTCTCTACGTCTATACGCTCAAAATTTTTATTGATCCTATAAATATAATAACCAATATTGGACATAAATTCCTTGCGCTTTTTCAATGTCGCCTTATAATCAGCAGTCTTCTTGCTGATATAGCTGTTAACGACAATGGCGGTACAAACAATCGCCACAATAATAATAGCTGTAATACAGTTTAAAATCATAATCAATCAATTTGTGCCAGAAGGCGTTAAACATTAAACGATATAAGACAAGCTGATGCCTAATATGCTCCTAATATCATAAATATGACTCCTTGGAGCATATATGCAAAATCTTTCAAGAACAAGTACACTCCAAATATAATCAAGACTATACCTATTATAAATATTACTTTCATACCTCCATTTCTGAGTTGATATTAAAAGCAAATAGGATATGCTGTAACTCGTGGACGTAACTGATATACCCTCCCATAATATCATTATTTATTGAAACAGACCAACTAATACCGCCGTCTGTGCAAAGTTTAATTCTTGGAATACGACTATGCCTAAAGTATATTTGTCCCTTACTCCATCCATTCTTAAGAAGAATGGCAGATGTAAGAAACACTGGCTTCATATCCCCAACACCAACAAAGCAGTACACCAACCCTTCTTTAGGGCAAGATAAGTCAAAATGGCATCCGTCTCTTGGCTCTTTGACAACCATTACTTTGTTGTCATACATGACAACATCACCTTCAATATATTTCTGTGCCATACACATTAATCTTTACTATTAATGAAATCCTCATACTCACCTATCGTGATTTCCACAAAGTCTGTATTTTGCTTTTCTACTCTGATACTATCATCAAAGTAAACGAAAATGCGGTCTTTATGACGGAGAAGTTGAGTGATAGTAAAATGGCTAGCTTGGGGGACTTCTATATTCAGTTCCTTTATTACCTTGAAATGGTTAGCAACTGATTTATAGGAGAGAAGAACGGAGGCTATTGCCTTGCCTTGCTTACTACGCTTGTTAGGCGCAATAACTACATAGTAACCGTCTTCCAATTTTACACCGTCTATCTTCTTCCACACCTTCTTATCTAGCGTATCGTAACGCTCAGAAAGAACCCATATAGCGGTAACCTCGTACACTCTTGTGAGAGTTCTGTTAGGCTGATAGCCCTGATATTTTTCAAATTCGAAGCCTACGGCTTCTTCAACTCTTTTCATGTAGGCTTGATGCTCTTCAAATTCTGCATCGAGAATACTCTTAATGTATTGATAAGCCTTTGTCCCTTGTTTTGCTTCGTACAACATACGCTTTACTTTTTATAGTTGCTATTCTCCTTATACCCACCACTTACAAGCCATTGACCAAATTGTTCAAGACTTTCTATGTTATTTATAAGACTCCATTTGTCACCTATATCATCAGTTGTATAAGCTATAAAAGTCTTATGTGTGAGCACATTCCAACAGATTTCTAATCTGTGTAAAATGGTTTTTCTAAAATTATATCTTGCTGCCATACGCTTTACTTTTCTAAAGATGTATATATTCGTTCACTTCACCCAAAACTTGTGTTAGCAGGTTCTTCAGAATCTTCAATTCATCATTCGAATATGTAGCTATTGGATAACCATCAAGGGTAATATTACCACAACTACGACTTATCTTTAACGAGTGTTTATTTTCTTTCATATTTCTTTTTTGCTTCTTAACTTCTTTGAATATTACATGTTTTCCGTCTGAACGGTCTTCCGGTTCACACTGAAATCCATCTGCCCAATCATTATATGTCGGGTTATAACACGTATCATCATGGTCGAACAAACATCCATCGCAACCATTCTGCTCAACTGCTTCAAGAATAATAGTTACTCTCTGCCCTGCTTTAATCTCTTTCATAATCAAAACGCTATTCTAAAATCCTTACCTTTCAGAGAAGGTTTCTTACTAAGAATGAACTTCTCTAAATCTTCAAAATCTATCGGGAAGAGCGCACAATATTTATACTTTAATGTGCAGATGAATCTTCCGTTGAGCATAACATCGAATGTGAATATCTTCATAGGTCGCCTCCTTTCTTTTTAGGAACATACTCTTCTAACTCATCGCTAAACTCATAGCAGTCCGGGCAGTAGTGCTTATCGCCAATTTCTACCCATTCGGATTCCGTTGCTTGTTCTCTAGCAGTACAGATGTCCACCCAACAGTCAATACCATCGTCCACACCATAAGTCTTTCCGCATCTGTCACATACGACAGAGTACATTGTTACTTCCTTAATCATGATTGCCTCCTTTCTTCGGGAGTAATTCATCAACATAGAGATAGCTAACAATATCATAATCAACTCCAATATATTTGAAATCGTAATCATACCAACCAAAATCGTGAAAAGATGATTGTTCTATTCTTTCTTCATCAGAAAGCATCCCATAATTAAGATGATAAACAACTCTTACCAAACATATTCTATGTTTATCAGGCTCTTCGCTAGCAGGATGCCACAAGTTCTTTAAGAACTCTTCTTGCATCCATTTAACACAATCCATAAAAGAGCCTATGCTAACTTTATCTCTATCTTCATCGGACAGAGTTGGATAATTTCTGTATTTATCAGCATTGCGTCTTGCAGCTTCTTCTATTTTCTTATCATCTAAAACCATTTTATTAACCTTCATAACCATTATTACGTAGTTCATCAATTAAAATCTTGACATCTTCTATAGATTCTCTTGCGAGAGTTCGTAGATGAGTTCTGCGAACAGCTTCAGGGCAAGCGCATCTATTATCATGCTCGTAATCTTCCCCTCGTTGTTTTACTTTATCTCTAAACAACTCTGCTGATTTTTCATACAAAAAATCTAATTCTATTTCAGATAATTTCATAATCAAACCTCCTCTTTAAATTCGGACTAACACTACAAGCCTTTATTTCGATTATCGAAAATATGCTCACAAAAAATCTTCTTAAGTACTTTCATATACCTAATCTTTTATATCTTTAATATAGCACCACTTTGTGATGTTGTTTCTCCTTACATAATCTTTCCAATAAACAAAAGAGTAAAGATAATCAGCTTCGTACTTAATACCTCCATCGTCTCCATCATACCATTCTGTAAGAATCCATTCTTCGTAGTTTGGAGCTTCTTTTGCAGAGTACCATTTAGTCATTGTTCACCTCCTTCCTTATCATAAAGTAATCTTCTTCAACTTTATTATGTAAGTAGTATAAAAGTTTTAACTTTGTGAGTTTTTCTAACTTTCTTACTACATATTTTATAGTATTAGGACTTATATAACCGTCAGTCCAACCTCTTTTCAAAAGCCATTTAGTACTCTCCTTGTAGAATAACTTCTTGCATTTTCGTTTATTCATTTTCAATCTCCTTCACATAAAGTTTCGTTAACCTCGTCATTGTATGTATGAGTAACCGGATTGTACTCGGAATGGGTTGCATATACCCTACCTTTCCGGTTAGTGAAATAGATAGCATTTCCTTGGTCATAAAACCTGTACACTGTTATACTATCAACAACAAACAATTTCTCGACCTTGAATTTGTCAACAGAATCCGAGATTTGGACTCTTGTACCCTTACCTTTGCAACCTACCAAAATGGCGGCAACGGCAATTATCATAAATACCTTTTTCATATCAACTTCTTTTCTTCTTGACGAATCCGTCATTCATCATAACCTAATATGCTAAAGAACTCATCCATTTTTGGATTTAGATTATTTGCCATTAACATATATGCCGGAACGGAACGACCGATGTTGCACTCTAACTTCAATGCATGTATCATTACTGAAGCTTGTTGGCTTGAAATCTTAACCCTATCCAATCTGGAAAGTATTTCGCTCTGCGAATCTGCATTACGAAACACTTTCTTGATAAGACTTTCTATGTACTTACGCTGCTTGTCCGTCATTGCTCTTATTGTGCTCAAGAGACTCAACCAAAGCCTTCAGACCATTGAAAGTAGCATCCACCAACTCCTTGCTATCGGAAGCATCAAAATACCAATTTCCAATAATCTTGCTATTATTTTCGGCAAACATCGTAATACTCGTATGAGTATTTGAAGACGACATCTGGATAGACTCCTTTGTTCTACCCATGAGGCTGGCAATCTTTGCCAACACCTCTACATAAACATTATTCTTTTCCACTTTCTTCTTACAGTTTTTATGGTGTGTCTCACCTTTTTAATTAGTAACCTTATTTCTTAATTACATTGCAAAGATACAAAGAATATCCGAAACATGCAAATTATTTAATGTATTTCTTTTATCTTTTAACACACTATAATAATATAAATAAATAATTTGCTGACGTTAACACAAAAATCCCCACCACTACATTATTATATATAGTGATGGGGTAAACATTTAAAACAAAATAGCATTATGGATTTCTTCGATTACTATCTAGTACTTTCTTTAATTCTCCATCTACATCAAGTACTCCACCTTGCCAATCGGACTGAATATCTAAACTAAACCAACCACCTTCTTTTGTGCGAGCAAACCAAATTTCATTCTCATCATACTCTTTAATAACACAACCAATGAAATAGTCAGTTGTTTCATTCCAAATCCAACTACACTCGTCTGAATTATTCTTGAATGCTTGCTTTACATAATCCGGTGCATAGGCATATAAAGCCACGTCCTTTATGATTGCCTTATACAACCTAGAGATACAGACCTTCCCATCATCAAAGAAAGGAATAACCTCACCTATTTTAGGTATACGCTTTATATCTTTCATCTTAAATCAAGTCCTCTACATAAGCCCATTTGTAGATGGCGTTGGACTTCGTAAACTTCTTCCACCATTCCTCGCCTAAGAAATTCAGATGCTTGAAACGCTTACGAACCTTAGTCAGACCGACAATGCGTCTGTTGTGCTCCGGCAATTCTTCAACCGAATGCCAAGCATCTTCCTTTTGATATTTTATTCCCAACTCCAAGGCTTGCTTGGCTATCTGCCTTGCACCTTGACTAAAGTCTATCTTATCAATCAACATTTCTAAGTCCATAATCAAATAACTTTTATGTTAACTTTGTCATCAAAAAACGCTTCAAGCACTTCCTTGGCTTTAGCATCTGCTTCATTCAAGTCTTTGCACTTGACTACTTGAACACCATAGCCTATAGGGTTACGCAATTCGTAGCAGCCATCAACCTTAACCAAGCGAAGGAAAATATCTCCACCTTTAAAGCGGTATGAATACCCTTCAGTTGCTTCATTCCACTGTCTAACAATGTTCCTTACCGCCATAGATTCTTTGCACTTTTTCCAATGTAGCACTAGCACCCTCAATGTAGGCTGCGATAATGACATTTCTATATAGCTCACTATTTTCCTTATCAATTCCTACCAAGCCTTCTGTTGATTTCAAAGGCTCAATTGTAAATTTATAAGCCTCCTCTACTATCCAGCTAGGAACTCCATTTGAAATCAAATTCTCACAATACTCATTCATAATTTAACCTTTTAAAATTAGTGGATGAGAAGGGATTCAAACCCTTCTTGGTGGCAATACCTCCCCAGTGACCCAGTACACGGAATGTTTAATCAAGAAATCCGCTCCAAGTTTGCGAGGGTCGCATTGCTTTCAGTTGCCAATGCCACTCATCCGTTTGTCAGCGACAGATGCGAATTTGAAGACTGTGCACCATTCCCAACCTTGCCCAAGGGTTTCTGCCGCTGACTTATAGGCATTTGCCAATGATTGCCGACAAATTTCAAGTGTTCACATCTTACGATGCGGTATTAACTATCTCCCTGCCCAAGGGAACAACCATTAGCGATAGGCTATTTGTAGTTATGAAACTTCAAAATAAAGCCGTGTGACTCCTAAGTTTACAATCCCGCCCCCACGCAAGGCATCACACGGCTTTGATACGTGGGTATTTGGTAGCTTATGGCAATCCTACCTCGTCTTTCTTATATCATTCCGCTGCCATCCTGCCGCCCAGTCTACCGGAGCTGCATTACAGCAGTGAAAAGATGTATTCACATTATACAAGGCAGCTCTGAACTCATCCAATTCTTCTGCCGAGAACGGACAATCCTTGTTTACTCGCCTTTTCATAATTTCACTACATTATAACCAAGCCGACTTGCAAGACCAAGGAATGCATTAAAGTCTTCCTGTGCAAGTTCTGTTCCTGATACTACTCCATTCTCCAACGTGAAGTAACGCTTTGTATTGTAAAGCACATCTTCTAAGCAATAAGTTTCTTTCATCCTAATTCTAATCAATAGTAAACAACCTTTCGACTGGTCTCTTTGTGATATTCGGGTTAAGAGAATTTGTTACTTCCTTTTCCCAAACACATCTGAACTCCTGTGGCATCTGATACTCGCTGATAAAGACCTTATGTCCTCTTCTAGCCATTTCCATACACCACATATAGAAACTTTCGTAATCGAAATTCTTTGACACATCGTACTTTTTCGCAGCTTTGTAAGGTATATCGCAATATACTATACTCTTATCCGGTATCACAAGTTCATCATAGCTACCACTATAGAACTCAACACCTTTGATGAGAGGCACATCACGCATTGTGTTTTCTATCTGCTCCCTTATGTAATCTCTTGCCTTTCCGTTCTTGCCGACAACATTATGTCCGCTATAGCCACCATCAAAGAAGCGACCATTAAAGCTCGCCATAAAGCCAATTAGTCCGACACCTGCCTCTGTGAAGAAATTATTCTTTCCGTGATAGCAGTCTCGTGCAAAGTTATACAACGTCTTACTAATATGATTGAAGACAAATCCATCATTCTGAAGATGCTTCCACATTTCGATAAGATACCTATTCTTATCGTTGGCAATCCTTCGATACGTGTTCGGAACATTCTCTATAACGCTACAGCCGCCACAGAAAGCATCTACAAACGTATCATGCTCTTTGTCCAGCATAATCGGCAATATTTCATGCACGATTCTAGCCTTGCTACCCATGTACTTCATCCTATCAACTTCTTAATCATTTTAACACCTCGCTTACCAAACTTTCGCTCGACAACAGCATTATAACTCACTCCATCAATGGAACACTCATCCGGATAGCACTCTTCAAGCCAATCTGTGAACTTCAGCAGATTGAAGACTAACTCTTTTCTCGCTAAAAGAAACCGCATATCTATGAATTTTCCAAAGCTTATTCCAAAGATTTTCTGAAACTCATTACCTATCGGCAAGAACTCACTTGGTTCTATTTTCATCAGCTTGCTTTCTTAGATGTCACACTATCCAGAGGATAGTCACTCTTCATAAAGTCACTAATTCCTATGTAAGTTCGCTGCAAATCCTTCTCATCGTCTTTCAAGTCTTCCGTTGCATTGATAGCTGCCTCGTTCAATGTCTGTTCGTTAAAGACACCTTTTCTCACCTTATCGAAATAAGAAAGAATTTCTTTAGTCATCAAATGGTCAGCCAATCTCTTGAAATCCTTATCCATCACTAATGCCATGAAATCATAAGAGTTTTCAAAGGCCAAGATAGGAGCAAAGTCCTTGAACGCTTGCATTAAGTTAACATGCAAATCTTCATACAGCTTACGGATGATATTCTCATAAGTTCCCAAGCAGAGGTTGGTCAGATTGTACAAGATAATTGCATTCGCATAAACTCCCGATTTTTCACCAATCCCTAAGTTCTGCAACCTCACCGCAATTTTATCTCGCAACTTATACAAGTCTCCACTAATCTTGTCATAGAACGTCATTGCGAATTCTTCATTAAAATCTGCATTAGGAACATAAGCGTCATAATACTTAACCACCTTTCGAAGGTTCTTCTTGCAGTCCACCCACTTCTTCTTAACTTCAAACCTAACGCATTTCTTCTTCAGAATACTTTTTTCGATTTTCTGCATAAAGCACTCTGCTAAGACCATTTCGACATACACATACTGCTGAAGATAAGCCCTAGTAACGACCATAACCTTATTCACTTCGGTTTCGGTCATTCCATGCGGCACACTGATAATTATCTTCTTGCCACCAACGTTCAACAAGACTCTTCTAAAACAATTAACACTAGGCATGATGTTTTCTATTAGAATATTCAACAACCTTGTTATAGCACTCTGTCCTTACCAAATCCTCGACCCGATTCAATGTGCAAGCCTCATGAGTATCATTCATGTTGACTTGTGGGCAGCAAATCTGATAAAAAAACTTTGTTCTGATGGTAAAACCAAAGAATTTGATTTGCTCCTTGAATACCCGACCGGACACCACCTTATCAAGTTTCTTCTTGCCATCGAAGAGATTCAAACTCTCTTCTCTACGATATACAATATCGGTCTTAACCGAAAAAATCTTTCCGATCATAACTATTCCTCCAAATTTCTAAGCGTTTCAAGACTCTCATCATTATCAACATCATAGCCGATATGATATTCGTTGCCTATTCTAGCACCAACATATACCTCTTCTGCATCCAAGATATAACGGAACATCTGTTCACGCACCTTTATCTGTCCTTCATTCAATCCAAGTACATCAAAGCACTCTTCCTGCAATGACTTATATGGTTTCGTTCCCATATATGAGACATAAGCCAGCTTGCCTTCCTGATGCAATGGCTTCCACTTCTCCCACCAATGGTTGCGGTACTCCAAGATACCTCTTTCTACTCCATCGGCACAAACATGTTTAACTATTCGTAATTTCATTATCTACCTTTTTTAAAACCACTTTAACTATCTTCCCATCACACTTGAACACACGAGACTTAATCTTATATGTAAGGTTGTTAATCACAACTTTATCTCCTACACAAGGCATAAAATGAAAGTCGTAATTTTTCCAAATGATATTTCCTTCGTACTCAAATTCTACCATTATTCTGCTCTCCTAATGTTTTCTTATATTTATCCAACATTACTGAATTAATCTCTGACCAAAAAGTTACAATTACGTCCTTGAAATCAACATTATGTTCCTTTGCTATAAAATTTCCAGCACTGACGAAATCAAAATAGCCTTCAATCGTCTCTTGTGTACCTGTACATATTCGTGTTATGCCATTCTTGACATACTTAGCCACAAAATAATAGCCTTTCTTCATCGCAACAACTCCCTAATAAATTCGTTACGCATCGGCTCAACGATGCTTGTATACAAACTCTGCTTATCTTCGGGAAAATCATCCGGTGTAATAGAGAACATCAACAAATAAGACATCGGAATCTTCAATACCTTGCATATTGCATCAATCTTATTCTTACGTGGAAACGTTCTTCCGGTCTCCATAAACAACATATTTGTCTCGCTACAACCGATAGCCTTACCAAGTTGTCGTTGGGTCAAGCCCTTGCTTACCCTCATTGTCTTAATCGCCTTTCCTAAATCCATTAAAACCTCCTATTTTAATTTTTCAAATCTATTCTTAATTGCAATCATGGCATCCTTGACTCCATCCTTATATCCAACAGAATACAAGGAACAATCCTCTTCGCTCGGTTTTCCGGTTTTTGATTTCAAAAACTCTTCTATCTCACGGAAACCATACTCCAAGAATCTGAGAAACATAGCGTTCTTCGTGATAGCTGGTCGTAGAACATCTTTAACCCAATCCCAGCCATCACCATAACCTAACGTGAAATTTGATTTTCCACAATATCTCACTTTCGGCTCATCCAACCATTGTTTTATTATTTCCTTTTTTGTCATCATTCCCAGTTTTTATGGTGTGTCTCACCTTTTCAAATTAATAACCTTTATTTCTTAATTACAATGCAAAGATACAAAGAATATTTGGAACATGCAAGCGTTTTAATGTGTTTCTTTATTTTATTAATGTATTTTAATTATTTAATATGATTTCTACCATTTATTTTAAAGTTTTTACATTTTTCTCTTTCTCAAACACTCTTGCTACTATCACCTGTATCCTTAAATTCGTCTTACCATGTTCTTTAACGTGTGCCACACGCTTTGTAATTTTTGCACCTTGCAGCAATTTCTGTCAGTCTCTTCCCTTGTACTTTCGTTGTGCTACCTTTCTTGCATTTCAAAACATTTCCTATACTTGTCTTTTGTATTTCCAAGAAATGGACGCAACAAAAACAACTTCTAAAATTCTTATCCATTTGACATTTCCTTTTTAAGTTTCTTTCTTTGAGCCAAGAACATAACAATCTCCTCGAAATCATCGCAATTCAAGAGCATTTGTCCAACCTGCCATTCCGCTGCTTTCTGATTGGCATCCTCCATGCCCTTTGCTAAGAATGTGATTTTCTTGTCTTGGCTTCGATTCTCTACAGTAACTTCAAGTGTACCATATTCAAGTTCGGTAGTCTTCATACTGAGACCTTCATCAAATATCCTCAACAAATGATTAAAAAGATTACTTCTTTCCATTTTTCAACCTTTCATTTTCTTGTTTCAACAAGTCCTCAAACTCCTTGCGCTTTGCTCGCATATTCTCGAACCATTTACTTGGTGTTATAGGACACCCCATAAGCCAATGGCTGAAGTTTGGAATAGGCAAACTGAACTCACTAGCTTCAATCGTATAATCATACCATTTCAGCAACTCTTCCTCTGGAGCATCCTTGTCTATATCAGTTACAATAGTAGCCATATCGAAGGTAAAATCACCGCAATTGGCTATTCCACCAACTTGGCCACCTATCCAAAATGTCTCCGGATTATCCAATCCGTAAAACTCATGCTTCTCACAAAATGCCTTCAAATAAGCATTGCAAGCATTCTCGTAATCTTTCTTTAATTTCACCTTATTCATATCACATATTCTTAAAAAGTTTCTTAATCTCGCTCTTCTCCACCTTAGGATGGGAGCACGTAACAACTTGCGTACTTGGGTCATGTCTTACCTGCCATTCGCAAGTATTACACCCCAAATCACCAACTTTATTAATTGCATTGGTGTATCTGCCTTTCTCACCATAGGGGCAATCAGTAACAAAATCCTTTCGTCCCCAGATGTACTCATCTATCTTATAAGAGATAGCATTTGCTTTCTCCTTTTTCTCGCTAATATTTAAAAACATCATATCGTCAATATTTAAAATAAGCATAGCTGACCATCATCAGCGACCTTAACGATAGCTCCGTCAACCTGATTCTGAAGGTCAGCTATCACCTGCGAGTTCTTGATGAGATTGTTCACCTGCTCCTCGGTCAAGCCTCCTGCTGAGTTCTCCTTGATGTACTGAGACAATTCCTTGCCATCCACGGTAGATTTCGCCGAAAGCTTACCCTTAATAGATACCTGCTTGGCTGCGCTGTCATACTTGATGTAGCTACTACCCTCATAGCCATTCTCCTTAGTAGGTCGGTCGCCTACATACATATCACCATAGACGTTAAAGAAAGCCTTATTGGTCTGCTTGTTTACGCCATATTGCACATACTCCCTATTGGCAAAGGAGTAGCTATTTATGCCGTGGTAGAGGCTGATGGATGGCGAATAGGTATCTACCGCCGAGAAGATAAGGCAGTTCTGACGTTCTACATCGGTTCTATTACCGCACTGATTGAGCACATCACCTTTAGCAGGTACATCGCTTGCCGTAGCGCAATCGGTATCGGAGAGGTCGATGTAATGATACTTCTTACCTTCCAACTCCACAGGTTCCTCGTCACGACCGATTACCAATCGCCAGTAAAAGTGATTACCCACCTTATGATAAGTGCCCTTGCGAACGTTGAATGATTCCGAGCGCACTTGGTCGTTAACGGAGAAATCATTATCTACGGCATCACCTTCCTGCTCTGCTAAGAAATAGCAACGATAAGCCTTCTGTGACACTTCCTTGTATGTCACAGTAACTTCATCTACCTTGTAAGCGGCTACACCACCAGCAGGGGAAATGATTTCCTTACCTCCGATGGTCGATGTCTTCTTGATTACAAGCTCTTCAAAGATAGCCTTCATGCGAACTTCCAAATAGTCGGTGATAAGGTGGGAACGACCTTCTGTGTCGGGTGTCCAGCTACCACCACTCAAAGTAGAGAAATAACCAACTAGCAATCCACGCATAAAACTAATTAAAGACAAAGCCTTGTCTTCCTTATCCTTATGCAAAAAACTATCTTCTACTTTCTTTGCAGAATAGACATTGTAGTCAGTTGGAGTAGTAGAATCATAGCTCTTTATGACGTAAATTGATTTTCCTCCGCCACCATTGCCATTAAGATAACTCTGTCCGTTATAGACAAGTTCCTCTATTTTAGACTCCATTGCATTGAGCCGTGAATATGACGGTTTTTCTCCAACATAATATTTTGCTCCATCATAAGGAATATCTAGACAAAACTCATAACCGATAATTCTTGAAGACCTATAGCTGTCACCATAACCTTTATTATAAAGATTTACTCTGTCTCCTACTCCATGCAAGTTACCCCTACCCTGATTATAGGAATAGTTAGCCTCAGCGGTACATGTATATGTCGTAGGGTCTATCATAGACTTCTTCATATCCTTTATAGCATCAGTCAGCAACTCATTGGAAGCGGAAGAAACCAAAGTTTCGCCCAATTTGGTAGAATCCCAATTGTAGAGGACAAAAGTATCTCCATCCTTTGGATGCAAAGTTATATCCGGCAAGAAACGGCCATAATCCTCATTTGCAACAATCTCAAATACCTGTGACTTAGGATTTATCTGTTCCTTTCCATCTTTCAATATCGGATTGCCATCATCGTCTTTAAGTATTTCTTCAACTCCATCTGGATTAAACTCACATTCGAAGTCCATACCATTAAGAGAACCGCTTTGGAATACTATATGTAGGTTCTTGCCACTAAGAATATACGACTTTCGAAAAGCCATATCACCTGTTTTTTCACCATCTTCATTGATTATGGAAAGAGAGTTTACACGATAGAATGTCCTTTTGATAAAGTCACCTTCTTCAGGTGTACTTTCATCCTCTACATCTTTTTCGTATGATGTCACCTTAGACGTTTTGATAAGATTTCTTGGATAAATATCATCATTTATAGTTACTCCCTCAACATACTGGTCTTCACGGAGTCCACTAACTTGTATATATCCATTTTTCAGTTCAAAGCCATTCTCTGCTAGCAATTGCTTGTTTTTGTCAGAGCATTCTGCTGAATTTGGTAGCATGAGACGTTTTTCAACAACACCATCTTTTGTTATATCAGCATCAGCATCTTTCTTATATCCACTAGGCAAGTTCCTTGCAGCTCCAAAAGCATATACCCTGTTTGCATAAGTGGACTGACTTTGCGAACTAGACATTGAAACAACATTATCGTTTAGCTTAAAATCCACTATGGTATTTGTGTTTTCACAAGTACCGAAATGCAGTATATTACCTTCAAACCACCATTCGCAATCAAAAGTCTGAGCTATATTTGCAATAGCATCCAACATGCTAGAATTGGAATAGGTTATCAGCTTGGCTGCATTCGCATCCACACTTGCGTCTATAACATAAGTATAGTCCGTTCCTTCTCCAACAAATTTAGAGTCGTAAAGATAAGACTTGTCTAACTTCGCATAATAAGCTAGACTTTTCATTATCACCTCTACATGGGTGCTTATTTTTGAAGTAAGAGAGAATGTCGCTTCTTGTGAACCTGTATTCGGGCGATACTTCAAGATTTTGTTCTTGAATTTACGATAATAAGCATCAAATTGCACATCATAGGAATAGCCCATAGTATCTCCATCCTTGGCTTTATTCATATCTATCAGTTCAAAACGACCATAAGGCGTTTCGATGAAATCCCCTAGTTGCAGATACACAGGCTTTGCAAGTTTAAATGACAACTTGCAATAATGTGATTGCATCAACTCGTAATGAACTAATGCGTCCGATGAGACGGGAACGACACACCTAACATGCTCATTTCCGCTATTGTCGTAATACTTGATTGCAATTTCCTTATAAGTTTTCATACGTAATCTTCAAATTCTTTTAAGTTGAACTTCGACTTATCTTCTATAGTAAGTTCACCTCTATTTGTAGGGTCATACTCTATAAATTTTATACTTTTCTTTCCAATTGAGCCACCTTTGCCTCTGGAATAGCTCGATGATTTTCTTGCACAATACAAGCGATAGACATCATCCTTAGAACTGGGAACTTGAATTGCCACAAAACCATTATCCATTAAAGCATTGAATGCGCTCATACGCTTATTGTAGTCCGCATGGTCTTTCCCAACAACGACAAACTCCAAGGTAACATTTCTCTCCGCTTTTTTAGGGCGAATTGGGACAACCCTTGTTCCATGTTCAGACCTAACTGTATTTGTTATGTAATCCTTATTGTCTGCATCGGCTTCCAACGCATCCAAAAAGCCATACCCCATCTTGACCCGATAGGTAGTCCAAGCATCTTTTCCGTTTATGATAAGTTCATTCGTGTTCATGCCAACAAAGTTAAAAACAAAAAGAGGAATAATATTATATTTTTACCACAATGCTTTCACTTAAAATTTAAGTGCAAAAAGGGCGCAAATCCAAATAGGAAATGCGCCCAAAAACAATAAGCTTTTGATATTATGAAGTTGTATTTTCATTTCCCCTTACTTTTGCGGCTAACGCTACTTTATCTTCTGCATCCTTCCGTATCTTTTCTATTTCTTCTGCCGGAGCATCCGTAAGAGCCAACATTTGGACAGCGGTCTCTAGAGACAGGACACCTTGATTGTATAGTTCCGCAATAACTTTCCACTTATCTTTTTTATCATCCTCAAAAGGCTCTGCGAAATCGAACTCTACTTCCAGCTTATCCAACTTGCTTCTCTTTTCAGGATATAGTTCCTTCATAACGGCAATAATAACATGCGACAATCTACCGACAAGCTCTTCATAGATTTCCATTCGGTTCGCCCTCTTGATGTAGCCCAATACCAACGCTCGCTTTATACCTACACTGGTAAGCGTACTCATGGCTTTCATCAGTTCCGGTGACATATCCGGTGTAAATGTATCAAACAATATAGATTGAGCCAAGTCCTCTTTCTCTGCCTTGCGAATTTCTGAGTTCTGAGGTGGATTGATATATTCAAACCTAGAATTCTTTCCTGTCAATTGTATCAGCTTGCCTGGCTTGTTCCGCTTAGGGATTGATTGTATCACGTCAGCGGTTGCCGCAGCTATAGGGTCGGCAAAATAGTTGTTCGTATCTCCTATCTTGGAGTCTAACATCTCTTCACGTTCCATTCTTGGCTCTGCACCATCCCATGATTTAGGTTGGCGAAAGTAGATGCCGTTAATCTTTCCGGTCGGATTAGGATACTTATACACCTTCCATCCAAAGCCACCACGCTCACAATGATAGTTGAAGACCGACGTCAATATATCCCAACATTCAACAGTTCTTGTCTCTCGCTTTAAGGAATAACCTATCGCAAAAGCAAGCATATTTCCATATTGGTCAAACAATTCTCTCATCTTATGTCCTTTGGAACGTGCTGCTACGTATACATCAACATGCATTTCTCCGTCTTTTTGCGAGAAATTAAAGACAAGTCCGCTTTCGGTTTCCGCTCCGGCAAGTCGCTTGCATTGGCGAAGCTTGGTATTGAAGTATATATTCTTCAAGTATTTTTTGTATAGCTCAAAGGCTTCATCGTCACCTTCTACTTTCTTCCACATTATCGGATTACCTAACAAGAAGAACAACTCTACCTCATTGATGTATCTCTGCCTTGTCCTTGCCAACTTCTCCGTCCTATATGGTTTTTCTCCCTTTACCCATTTATCCTCACGGCTCATCACCTTGTGAGTTTGCGGATTATATTCCGAAATGGCATTATCCACATCGAAATCATGTTGTTCCATCATGTTTACGACAGAATCAACATCATTATCTTCCAAACGTTCGAAGATGCTTCTCTCCACACCCAATGCATTGAGCGTGAGGTTTCGAAAATATGTCTTTATCTGAATAATTGAATCTACAAACATCCTTATAACTTTTTGAAGCAAAGGTAATAATAAACATGGTTTCTACACGCTTTAATCTACGTATGCCTTTCACTTAGTTTTTAAGTGAATAAAAAAGACTATTTACTAAAGAATCTATCTTTATTTAGTAAACAATCTTTTTTATTTACACTAGACTTTTATTCACCCTTATAGAGTACTTACACTAACTATCTAATAGTTAAATATTTGTATTTTTATTACAAAAGTAATTATATTTGTCGTTTAGTACACTCCTAAGTCTGATTTTGATGCTTTCCTTGGCTTCATCACCTTACCGAGCAATACAGCAAGAATATAATACCTAGCAGCATCTATCAAATGGTTATCATGGTCTTCGGGAACATTGATGTAATTACCATCCTTATCTTTTGACCACACATATTTACGGAACTCGCTCTGTAAATGGACTGATTGCCTAGTAGTGAAGATTTCGAATGTCTGCATCTTGTCAATACCAGCCAATATAGAACCAGCCCCCTTTTGTGCTCCATATATGACTATTCCACCAAGAGCTACCTCATCTATAAGTCTAGGGTCAGCACTATCCGCATACACAAACAAACCTTCTTCCGCATAAGGACGCAAGAATTTTATAATATCACTGGATAACATTTCCGTTCTATAGCAAAGTTCCTCTATGTATAGGCGATTATCTACGATACCACACTTCACAATGGCAGTATAGTCTTTCGAATATCCCCAGTCTACTCCGATGGCTACTTTCCTTGCGTTGCTAGGGAACTTGTCAACGATACCTACATGCTTGAATATTGCACCTTCAGAGACATCTGACCATCTACCTATCATTATATGAGCATATTTCTCCGGTTCATTCTCCTTCATTTCCAACACCTCATTAAGGAACTCCGGTGACAAATGCTTTATGTTATCAAGATACGTAGTATGAATGTGCAACACTCTTGGGTCTGTGCTGATCTGGACGGGAACGCCATCAAAATACACCTCTTTATGTGTCTTTTCTATAAAACGCTTATATACCCAATGATTTGAATCACAAGGGTTCATAATGATTATTACTCGGTTGTGCAAGCCTTTCTGACGGATTGAAAGCATGATGCGCTCAAAATCCTCCTCACTCGTCCATTCCTCAGCCTCATCAACAACAAACGTAGTCACACCATGAATAGACTTTAACTTAGCAGTCTGATTACCACTAGAAGTATTGATACCACGGAACATGATTTCGGCTCCTGTCATTTTGTTGACTATATCCGTCTTCGTGTTCTTGAAGTAATCCTGCGTGCCATCTATCTCTATTTTCTCTTTAACCTCTGGAATTACGGAAATAGCTGCACTCACCATCGTATAACGTGTATAAAGAATCTTATGCGCTATCTTTCTTTCCGCATTGTATTCGAAGGTTAGTCTTTCGATAAATTGAGAGGCAGAGAAACTTTTTCCTGACGCACGACTTCCTGTAATAAGATAAATGAAATGCGTCTTATCATTATACAACGGATAATAAACGGAATGTGTTTTTGTCATTATTCACCCTCCTCTTGATCTTCTGCTTCCTGTTCTATCTCTCTTTCAATCCACTTATTGACGGATATACCTTTCTTAGGGTCAAAAGGAATGCCCTTTTCCTCTTCATCCTTCTTACCTCTCTGTATCTCTCTCCAAGTCATATCGTAATGGAATAGCCAAGTTGAAAGAGCTTGTACGTTAGGTGGAGTCTCCTGCTCAGTTTCTCTAGTTTCCACTACTATATCATCTGTCATAACTCCATCTACAACCATGTGTCTTTTGGTGGTTGTCTTGCCTTTTACCTTGACACCTCCAAGGGCGCATTTAAGGAATCTGCCACGCACGATTGCATTGATAAACTCTCTGCCACGCACGAGGGATTGAGTTATCCTTTCGCCTCTTTCCGCATTTTCGTCTTCATTCCAATTCTCGTATTTTCCGTTTTTCATTCGGTTGAAGACCTGTGGATTTAGGTCAACCCCAAACTTCAAACCAAGGGCGTAGGCAATTTCAGAATCCTTCTGACCTTGCTTTGCAAGCTGTTCTATCTCATCGTAGAAAGCATCGCCATTGTAATCAAATTTCGGTTTTGCCATTTTCTTGTATTTATTATTGTTTCGCTATATATTGGGCAGATGGGTTTATACCTTGCCTCTAATTTTGTTATACATATAGAAAGGAACGGCTAGAATGAACATCGGTATTGCCAATACCATAGCTATAGCCAAGTTCGCAATCTTCATTAATCTTTTCTTGTTCTTCTTCATAATCTTTCGATTTTATGAGTTGACCAATTGTCCTATCTTGTTTATCAAAGGGGTAAAAAGACACGACACCCACATATTGAATGCGTTCTTTCTCCTCTTGCCAAGAAACATAGAAACAATCATAAAGGGAATGAGCATACCTATTGTTATTGCCGCCATTATAAACCCTAACGAGAATCTTATAATCTTTTTCATTGCTTTCATTTTGTTTATATGCGTTTTGCAACCTTCATAAGCATTTCTCCTTTTATTACCTTGTCGGTTTCGATAAAGCCAAAGGTGCTCATAAAGCGTTCCTTGTTCTCGATGTTATCAAAGGATAGCATGACGTAAGACTCGGCTTCCAATGCCTTTTCCGCTGCCTTGGTGTTTACTTCTTTCTTCACCTGCTGCATACGTTCCTTATTCGCTTGGTATTGAGCCTCTTGCTGCTGATTGGCTATAATTTGATTTTGTTCTATCTGTCGTCTCTGCTCTTCTTGCACTTCCTTTGGTGCTTGTACTTTTCTGTTTTCGCTTTCTTGGGCAAATGGGTCTAGTAAGGAATTAAGTTCTTTACCTAACTCATCTTCGCCTTCAGTCTTTACCATTGCATCATAGCCGAACAGGGATAAGTCTTCTTCCGTTAATCCGGCATCCATATAGTTTATGTCCGGAAGTAACTCACGGACTTTCATGTCATCCCATTCTCCATGAGCATTCTCGGAATTAAGCATGAAATTCAGTTCAACTTCGGTCTTGTAATCCATATTTACAGCCTCAGCCAAAAGAGTATAATCCTTTTCGGGATAGCCCATAATCTCATCCACGATGGTTACTTTTTGGTTGCCGCCTACGATGGTCATTGTTTGCTTATTGACGGTTATACCACCAACAACGCCATATTTTCTTATGGAACGTTTCAATGTAGCTTTCTGCTGCGGTGAAATCTTCCTTGGATTATATGGTGCTATCTGCACTTCGGAGCGTTTGAACTCTTCTTGCTTGCCTGTGAAATAATCTCTTGGTTTCGTCATCTTATCAACTCATTGTTTCTTGCAAAGGTATGAATAATAATTGTTTAAGAGAAATGTTTACTTGCGTGTCTTTTCACTTTGTCTTTTAAGTGAAATAACATATCGCAGCAATATATCAATTGGCTTGCATTTTGGTTAATTTTGCACAAAAAAAAAGATATGGGAGACGTTGGTAATAATGGGGCATATGCTAGGCTGAGAGCACAAGCTACCTCTATGCGGAGAAAAGCCGAGTCGGTTGGTAACAAGCTACAAGCTATAGCTGAAGGTATAGCTAAGAAGTATGGAGCAAGGGTCACTCCTATCAATTACAAGAGTGTTGACTCCATTGTACGCAAGGCTAAGGGCGAGGCTAATGGTATTAAAGACATTAAGGACTCGTACAGAACAACCATCATCGCAGATAAAGGGTCAATACCGAAAATAATAAAAGACCTAAAAGGCAAATACAAGGACTTTGAGTTCGTTAGACTCAAAGAACAGAAACTGGATACTGGCTATTCAGGAAACATCATCAATATTCGGAACAAGAAGACCGGACTTATTGGTGAGATACAGGTTAACACCGCCAAGATGATTTACGCCAAGGAGAATTACTCGATAGCCTACAAGCTGTTGGGTGGGAAGACCATGCGAGAAATCTATAAAGAGACCAAGAAACCATCCGGTTGGGGACATGCGTTATACGAGCAGAGTAGAACCGCCAAGAGTAACGGAGGCAAGAAACAAAGGTCGGTATCTATGCAACAAGCTTACTATGCAACATTTCAATAATTAATATATTTAAATTTCAAGTAATAAACATTAATTTATTTGCAATTTCAATATGTTTTTTATATCTTTGCATTGTAATAAGGAGATAAAGACTATGAACAATAAAGATAAGAACAAAATCAGCCACCTCCTTAAAAACGGAGAGTCGGTTTATGTTTACTATTGGGAGGATGACATCGTTGTCCGTTATCAATATGTAAATAAAGAACTTATGTGTTACCCAAAAGGTAAAGGGCGTAAGCCAAAAGAGTTTAAGTTTAATGAGAACACCTATGCACAAGATGCTCTTGAATTAGGTGAGTTAATAACGAAAGAAGAATATGAAAGATTCTGAAATGATAGAATTGTGCCTCGGTATCGCTTGCAAGGCGCACAAAGGACAGATTGATAAGGTTGGATTGCCTGTTATATTGCACCCTATCCATGTAGGAGAAATGGGTAATAGTACCGAAGAGATTTGTGTCGGATTTCTCCATGATACGATTGAAGATACGGATATGACCTACGACAAGCTGTTATCACTAGGTGTTAGAAAAGACATTGCCGATAGTGTATGTGTCCTAACCCACAAGGAAGGTGTTCCGTATTTTGACTACGTACAATCAATCATTGACTCAAAAGATATGGTTGCAATACAAGTCAAAATCAACGACCTGCATCACAACCAATCGAGAGCTAAGAAGTACGGATTTCAAAAGCAATATGAAAAATGTACTACGGCATTGTCAATGATGGGAAGGTTCTTTCCACATGAAGAAGGACAATACTACCCATCCTTTGAATATATTCCTTAAGATGTACGCTTGCGGGTATAATCCCAACCGTACTTCTTAGCTAAATATTTTAATGTTCTATGAGCAGCAAGTACATCAGACCTCTCTTTGTTTACCTGACGATATTCTCCACTTGTTTTATAAAGCATATCTTTACGAAAGTTTGCTCTATTCCATGCCCTATCTTTATACCTTTTTGAAGTCTTTCTCATTAAAGAATCAATCTTTTTTGTCATTTTAACCAATTCCGTAGGTAAGGTACTCTTTACATTCCAATTTTCGCCATTTCTTTTTAATGAATAAGTAAAATTACCAGCAACAGCTCTCACTTCTTTAGCATTGTTAAAAATAGCATACGTTATATCATTCCCCGAAAATGGAGAACCTGCTCTTTGAAGTGCTTTGCTTTTTGCAGTCTTAGAAGATGGATGGTTGTGAGTAATTATACTATCTGGATATTTAACAATTTTACGTCCACCTTTAGTGGTATTTACCGAATCTTCACTTCCTGTATTAGAGCTTAGTATCTTGCCATTTTTATCGAAAACAAAAACTTGTTCATTTGATGAATTTCTTATGCTAGCCTCGGTTTTAGCCAAAGCCGCATCTAAAGCTCTACTATGCCCAGCATTTATTTGCCTATCAGCACGTTCACTTTTCGATGGTCTTCCTCTGTATCCTCTGTCTGCCATATATAAATTTCCTTTTTTATTTGCAAAGATACAAAAATTGCAAGGGAGTACCTAAATATCAATGGTTTACAACTTCACTTATCTATATTGTGCAATCATTCTTTATCTTTGTTGTATTTAACCTCAACACCAATCATCGTTTGTTTCACAAAAACAGCCTTGCAAGCCAATAGCTTACCACTTTTGGATAATTCTTTATCCTTGTACCTAATATCATACTTTCCCATATGATAATCGTAGCAAGCATCAATACAGCTCTCTACAAGCTTCTTCTCTGCTTCGAAATATGGCATTTCCTTCTTGCTCACTTTCGCAAGCCACCCACCACCTTGTATTAGGTCGAATATTCTTGAATACCCATCACGCAAGCCTTTGCAATATGCGGCATAAAACTGCACTTTCTGAAGAGGAACTTTTGTACCTTGTTCCAACAACTTGACAGCCAACGCCCTAGCCTCATCATCTTGGCTCTGCTCTAGTATCTTCATTGCATGGTTTACAACTCTTCTTTCTTGTTCCGTCATATCATTTAGAATTTAAGTTTTTCAGAAATTTCAATCTGTCTTCTACTTGTGTAAATGTATCATCCAACTCGTCATCACTCATAGAGGAATAGAAAGTATAGCTACATGGTCGCATAGTAAACCCATCAATCAAGAAGACAGAGAACCACATAATGCGCTTTACACTGCATTGTTTCAGATTAACTTCTAATGCTCCTTGTTCAACTTTAACGGAAATATTATTGTTTGATTTAATGTTTAATACCTTACCTAAAACATCGTTATATACTTCATTCATTGCTCTTCTCTTTAAATCCTACATATCTCTTCATTTCACTATAAGCTCTCTTCATAGCCTCAGCCGGAGAAAGATTATACTTTTTCTCAATATCGCTTGTTATGTCCGCAAGATGTATCCTAAACAGCTCTTCAATGTAAGTGTCATCCTTCATTCGCTGAACACCTCTTGCGTATATCTTTGCCTTATCCATTCCCCATTCCAAGCCCATTTCGTGTATGAATTCATCCAATTGCATAAGGCTTTTCTTTCCGAAGTTTCTGAATTTTACCATTTCGAACTTGGAATATTGTACCAAATCTCCAATAGTATCTATGTCGGCTGCCTTTGTCACATTAAGAACACGTACTGGTAAATTACAATTTACCAAGCGGATAGAGAACACTGAAGGAGGAACATCTTCTGAAAGTTCTTCTTCTTTTTCACCCTCTTGCATTATCAACTGCATTTTTACATTCTTAATTTCTTCTTTCAAGGAATTGTTCTCCTGCTTCAAATCAGCAAGTTCTTCAATCGCATAATTGAACTTCCGGATAGCCTTAATGACAATCTGGCGCACCCTCTCCCTTGAAAGTCCAAACTCGTAGGCTATATTACTAATTCTGTCGCCATTAAAAAATGCTTGCATAATCTTCTTCTCTCGCATTCCACATTGTGACGTTAACTCCAATAACGTACAAAGTGAACCGCCTATCTTGTCATAGCTGAAAGAAGAAACGTTCAAGGCATCATGCATTAACATTTGTATCTTCGCATTTACCTTGCGCTCACTTGCCAACAACTCTTTCTGTTCTCTATCAAGCAAGTCTTCTGTAACTGACAACATCTTGTACTTCTCGGAATACTTCTTAACATCATCTGCATTCACCCAAAAGCGTTTACTGCTCTTATCATTGTAGCCTCCAAGCAAACCCTTGTTAACCCAATTCGTTATCGTTTGAGGGTCAACACCTAAATAAGCAGCGGCATCATTTCTTGTCATTCTCTCCATACGAACCCCTTTCTTTTATTTTTTTGTTCTTGAAATATTCACCATAGGCATTAACCAAATCTTTTTCAGTAATACCTCTACTCAAACAATCATTAGCGAAATCGATCTGTACATTATCATTCCTTTGAACTTTAGTGTATCGTTCAGAATATTCTTTAATTAAGTCGGCAACTACTATATATGCTTTAATTTGGGAAGATTTAAGCATATCTACGCTAACAAAAGTCTTGCAGATATTAATACCTCGCTTATAGTCAATCTTTTGCAGATAAAGCCCCATACTTGTAGCTACAACCTTGCTTGTGTCATTTTTATAAATAAGCACCGTGTAAGCCACTTCTCTCTCAATATGGGCTAATACCCTATTAATTGGCATATTCTCTATTCCCAATGCTCGCTCGGCATATCTTCGTAAGAAATGTGGCGTATAACTGAACTGCTCTGCGCTATTCTCCTCGTCCAACAAGGAAGTAGCACATACATAATCATTCGTCTCCTTGCAATAGATAAACATATCGAAATAGAATTGTCTGATGTTCCCTCTATTTACATACACGCATACTTTGTACTCGGTAGCGTCTTTCGTCTTGAAATCATAACACTGAGTAGTGCATTGTCCCATTCCCTTTCGAAGTTCACGGATGAGCTTCTTTGCTTTTTCGATAGCAAACTTTTCTAGCATAGGCTTATCTTTCTTGAATATCTCAAAGAGTTCACGCCCTGTCATTGACCCTATAATCATTCTTTGCCCTCCACTTTTTCATTCAACTCATTGGTAAAAAACTTTTTTAATCCTTCGTATTGCTTTACCACCTGCTCCAAAGCCTTATTCTTTTCACGTAACTCATCACGCTCTAAGAGTAACTTTCTGTACTTCTCCAACTCACATCTAACTTCTTTCGAGCTAAGCCTCTGTAGCTGATTGTTGAGTTCATTAAGTCTGTAGCCTTGTTCACGTGTTTTCTTACGTAGACGACACAATTCTTCTTGCATTTTGGAATAATTCTCCAATACCCTAAGAGTTATTCGCTCTTCGGGTATATCCTTATTCATTTCATTTTTTCTAGCCTTACTCATATTTAAAACTCCTTGTCCTTTAAAAATAAAACGCTCCCAACCAAATAACTACCTTTCCAGCCAAGCCCCTTCGCTTGTATTGTAGCCAAAGTATTTATAGGTTTATGTTTGAGAAGTCCTTCTTCATCGCACAATAATATGTTATTATCATCAAGATGAACCAACTCAACATAACCACCAACTAAAGCCTGAGCCTCCTCTAGAGTAATCTTTACTCCATTCTTTGGCTGCACCTCTTTGACGATGCAGCCTACCTCGTATAACTTCATGCTCTATAAATTTAAATAAGACATTATTTCTTGAACGGCATCCATATCGTGCTCGACACGCTGCTCATATGTACTTTTAAGACTTTTATAGGTCTCAAATAGTCTAAAACAATAGTGTTTACCTTCAAAGTAAAAAGGCAACTCATTGCAATTCTTTTTGTTTGCCGTAAAATTATAAGGACTCCCATGATGAAAATCAAACTCGAAAGAGCTATTATCATCTTTGCATCGCTCTACTATCTTACTTCTCCATTCTGCAATATGCGCTTGCATCTTTTTCTTATCGTTAGTTACTTCTAACCATAAATCAGTTGACACATACCTAGAAGGACAAAGAGACGATTTTTCCAAAATATCCAACGTAACGACATAAACGTTATTTGTAGCCACTGGTTTCAAAGCCTTCAATGCTTCATCCAAAGCGTTAGCCAAAACTCCATTTTTGCAATTATTTGCCCTAAATTGGCTTATTACTTGATACGCTGTATTCTTATCCATAATTCTAAGTCTTAAATTTCAACACCAAAATTTTCTGCAAAAATCTGAAGCATAGTCAACTCCAAAATAACTTTCTTCGCCTCGTCCTCACTCATACCATAGCATACTGAAAAACGCTTACGTAACGTTGCGCAATCCATATCGTGACGTTCGTTTAAGAAAGCTATCATATTTCTTACTAATTCTTTGCTATTCATCCTCTTAGACAGTTTTTATGGTGTGTCTCACCTTTTTTATTATTTATACTTTTCAATTGTATTAAAGACATTATCTAAAGCCTCATCGCAATACGCTGTACTAGTAACACATGCACCTCTTGAAATCGCCTTGTAACAATCCCTAAGACCAAGCAAACCACCAATAAGCTTAGATGCATCATAGCAAGTAAACTTATTCAAGTCCAATGCATCAATAGCATTAATACCATTTTCTGTAATAACACCTTTAATATCATTGATGAACTTCTTCTGCTTTTCGGTAATCATCTTCATAACAATTGTACTAGTTTTTAATGTGCTCGCTCTGCACTATCTTGCAAGAAACTTGTCTTGCGACAAATCTTCAAGTATCTCTTAAAGACATTGCAAAGATACAAAATAATTTCCAAACATGCAAATATTTTATGGTTTTTCTTTATTTATTTAACCTTTATTTACCTATAATGTTTCTATATTACATGCATTAACAATAAAGGCAGACTTTCACAAGCCTGCCAATACATATAAAGAAGATAATACATTATTATATATAAATTAAAAAGAACATTATCTGTTGTCATACCTATAAAGTATTACCCTACTTTGCGGAAACACCTTATATATACGTTCTAAGTCTTCTGGTGCATTATCCCTTAGCCATACAAAACAATCCAAGTCCAAAGACAAACCGCCTGACGCATTCCCAACCTCTGCATTCTCGGAGCGCAATGCTCTGGAGTACATTATCGGCTTAGGCAGATGCCGATGTTTCATATATTGCAAGATTTGCTTTTGAGTAAAATCAGCAAGAGGATAACAATTTCCACCATGAATGTAATTTTCATCCTCATACGACTTCAACATAAGGCTTCGGTTCATCGAGTCTGCTTTCTTCATACCAAAGAATACGTATTCTATTCCGAAACGCTTTTTTAAGGCTTTTACTACCATAGAAAGATTAAGAACCTTTACTTTTGGATTCGGAACGCAATAAACTCCATAATGAAGATTGTATGTTGTATTCCAATGTGGTATCTGTTCGAACTCTATCTTAGGGTATCTAGCCTTCAGCCAGTTTATCCATCGTTGTATATGCTCTAAGTCTTTTACGAGATACATAAATACACATACTATCCGCTCAAACTTATCATATAATAAGTCCAAGGTAACAATCGAGTCCTTGCCAAGTGACATCATAACGATACAATCCTTAGTCTGTTCCCTAGCCATATCAATTACCATATTGGCAACATCTATAGGGTTCTTCCTAACAACTAGAGGCTTTATTCGCTTGCGTCCCATATTACAACAAACCTAAAATCTGACTTCCGGAAATACGCATAGAGTTAGCGGCTTCCATGTGCAACATATCACAGAAAATCTGCTTTTGTTCAAGACTTTCGAAATCAATGAAAATGAAGTTATCAATATCTTCCTTTCTTTTCTTTCCGACATCAGTACAATGCTGTTTCTGACCCTTGACCTCTTCCTTTGTCATTTTTGGCTTAGCTGCGTGCTCGGCTACAATCTCTTCAGATGTTTTTTCAATGTTGGGTAATTCGGTCATTGGCGTTGGAGTAGTAACTGAGGCTATTGGTTCATTCAAGAAATCCTCACTAAAGTCATCCATGCCCGAATCCTTCAATGATGCTTCCAAATCATCTTGCAACATCTTGATTTGTTCAGTATCCTGTTCCGTGAAGCCAGCAGCCTTGAAGTCTATTTCATCTATGCTAAAGTTCTTGGCAACCAAGTTGTAATCTATCGGGTCTTGCGACTTCGCCATAAACAACAATTGCTCTTTCTCGGTCTTTTCGTCAAAATCAACGGCTTCTACCTTGATGTCATAATCAGTTTCGGGAGTACCATCATAACCTTGGATAAGGTCAACGCTCATCACTCGTTTATGCCCATCTATGAGATTTCCTGTTGTCTCATTCCATTGAATACCTCCAATGAGACCAACTTTCTTAATATTGGCTTTTTGCTGTTTGATGTCCGCATCGGTATGTACCTTCGGGTTGCAAGGGTTCAAGTTTATTTGAGACCTCTTGATTATCTTTGTTTCACTTCCTTTTTTCATTTCAGTTCCTCCTTGTTTTTATCAGCTTTCAACAGAACTATCCTTGCCATTGGGAATACCTTGTATATTTTCTCTAAATCTGCCGGATAAAACTCTTTGAGAAATTTCTGATACTCAATATCCTCAACATCAACTCCTGAACTTTGTTTATTCGTTCCATTTGCTTCTGGGTTCTTTAAACGATGGTCAAGAATATAATCCATTATTTCCTTGTTTTTATATGTAGATAAAGGATAGAATTTCTTCGTCTTCCAATTAATAGCTTCCTTCCCATCCGTATAACTTCTTAGCATAAGGCGTCTGTTCAAAGAATCGGATTGTTTAAATCCATAACAAGCCCACTCTACACCAAGTCTCTTCCTGAGTTTTTCGGTTATATCAGCTAAAGTCCATTGCCTTTGCTTAGGGTCTTGTTTTATTCCCATATATCCGGTTTTTATATCATAAAATAAAGCATAATGAGGAACTTGAACAAACTCAATGTTCGGGTACTTGGCTTTAGCGTATTTATAGTAACGCATAATATGTTCCAAGTCTTTTACTATATACATGAATACTACCACAACTCTCTTGAACTTCTTGTAGCATAAGTCAAGCAATACGATAGAATCCTTTCCACTCAGAGAATGGAAAAGTAATATACTATCTGTCTCCTTGGAAACATCATCAATGATTTCTCTTGCTCTTTTTAGTTCTTGCATACATTATTCTCCTTAAAAACAAGGGGTGAATGAAAGTTAATTCATTCTACCCCTCTTGACTTTTAACCTCTTCTAAGTCTGCGGTTTACACGTTCTGTGACATTATTAGCTGCTGTACGAGCTGCCAATGTACGCATAGCACCACCATAAGTAGTTCCTTGTGCGCCAGTGTTTCGATACTCAACATTTCTGCCACGTTCACGTCTTTCACCAGCCCTAAGACCAGTTGTACGATTTGTTACCGCCCTCCATTGAGAATAACGATAACCTTTTGATGCCTCTGACATAGTTGTAACGTTTTAAGTCCACGAATCATAAACTACTCCCCTTGGGGAATTATCTAGGCTCGGTGGACTTACGCCCACCTACTTTAGAGTCGTTTCTGTTACCTTGTCAATAACAAAGAAGAAAAACAAAGGACGCTCTTTTTCCTTTTTAAGCTCCAACGCTTCGTACATTTCATCCAAATCATGGCTATCATACTTTTCGTGAAGAAAATCAATATCTTCTTTCATAACGATACAAGTATCATTCACCAAAACATCACAATCAAGATACCACGAGTTGTTATAATCATGGAAGTGGATTGTCTTTACTACTCGCAAAGGGTCAACAATACCATCCTCCTGCGCTTTGATAACATCCTCTTCTTCACCATGCTTCTTAAGGAACTCCAAAACATCCTTGTCGAACAAACGACCAATATAATGGTCTGTATAGGCTCGGTACTCAACTTTCTTCTTTCCTTCAAGAATCTCCTTGGCATTCTTTCTTGTCATAATCAAGTTAAGAACTTCAATAGCCTTGGCTGGCTTGAAATCGGGATACTTCTCTTTAAATGCGCTTACCTGCGCATCAAAATCTTCTTTGTTATTACTCATAATTAATTATTTCAAGGAACGCAATGCAAAGATAGCATAATTCTTCCATCCAAGCAAATGCGTTCGGGTTATTAAACTCACTTTTAATAAATGGTGAAAATTACTTGTTCTCTAAAGGTTTGGTTGCCTTATTAATTTGCATCCGTTCCTTTTTGCTAAACATATCATTGTAATTCTGAGAATCATCAATGACAAACTTTTCTTCTTTCTTCATATTCATATCTCCTATATGTTTTAGATAATCATTCTTAATCTTTCTCCAGCAATGCTCGCATCTTGAAGACTTCGTGAACTCTGTCGGCTCGCAAGGGTCAACATCTTTCAAAGAATCAAACTCATGTGGCAGTACCTTAAACACGTTCTCAAAATGTTCTTTATTGTATCTTAAAGCTTCGTCACGATAACGAAACCAAGTACAACATTCTTGAATGCTTGTGTTCTTGCTGAAAATCAAATATGCTTTATTCATAATCCGATACAGTTGTTTCGGTGTGTCTCACCTTTTTATATTACGATGCAAAGATAAGAATAACACCTTAATTTTGCAAGTTTTTTAATGCTTTTGTTTCTGTATTTAAACATATTTCATATATCGAAAGAACTTTTAATCCTTCATCACCTCAAAATGGGCATCCATAGCCTCAACAATATTACATAACGTATCAATATCGGCATTAAAACGCCCCATCTCAATATTACGAATGTTGTTAGGCTTATAACCGGACTTTTCAGCCAGCTCCTCCAATGTTATACCACTAAGTTCTCTAACCTCTTTAATCTTCTGCCCCATTATATAGCGATAGAGATTTCGATTACGATGTTTCTTGTCATCATCGGGGTTTCTTCTTTGCTCTAAATAAGCAATTTCAAAGTTCCTTACCTTCAGACAATTAACCATGTTACCAAATATCTTATGCTTAGGGGGAAGAGGAAAACCATCGGCATCTTCTTTTACAAGTTCTATTTCGCCACCTTCAGTAGCTTGTATGTACTGAGCGAAGCGCACCGCATCATCGTAGTACATTTCCGTAAATCTTTGTATCATATTTTAAGAATTTTCTGCAAAGGTACACAAAATAACTCACATTTGGTCAAACTTGAAACATACAAATAGGTTTTATTTGGTATTTTTAAGACTTCGCTGTACTTTTGCACAATAGGAATAAAAATAATTTAAATCATATAATTATGTGGGTATATAGCGAAAAACAAAAGACGTGGGTCAACCTTGAACAAGTTCAGCGAATTGCTAGCGATGGGCAAGGTGGGTATCTGTTAATCAGTCAAGATGGCAAGAAAACATCCATCGACCAAACTTGGTATGACAAGGCTATGCGTTGGGTTGACCCTGACTGGTGGGAAAAACACCCTAATGGCGGTAAGGACTCCTTGAACTTCGAAGATGCTCTGAAGGCTATTATGAAAGCTACAGGTGCAAAAATGGACAAAAAGGATAAGGATAAGAAAGAGGGGGAAGAATAGACCTTCCCCTTTCTTCAAAATTCAAACATCGTTCTTTGCCTCTCCTATCATTTTCATAACATATTCCACTACCTTTTCATTTGCCTTGTTTATATTCGTAAAGTCCTTTTGAATATAAATATCAGTAACATCTAGTTGAGAAACATGATTGAGGGCTTCGTGAATGGTATACTTATCAATACCTAGTTTATTTCTTGCTATAGATGCCCAAGTATGACGGGCTGAATAGAAATCGAAACGAGGAATACCCAGTTCGTCAGCTATGAAATGCAATCCCTTATTTATATGCTTATTGAAATTGGCTGCATTGCTATATTTCTGATAGAAATCAAAGACCCTTGTTGTTCCCTTATATTTCCGGAACAAAGGTTTGATGATGTCAGGTACAACAATTTCTATGTGGGCATTATCGTTTCTTCTATCTCTAGTTTTAGCTCTATCGTAGGCGAGTACGCCCTTATTATAGCTAACACATTCATATATGTCAACAGAGTTCATTCCCATCAGAAAGAACGAGAGTACATAACAATCCCTTGCCATACCTACACGTCTAGTCCCCTTGAAATTAAATACTCTTACAAGGTTCTCTTCACTGATTACCCTATCTTTTGTCTGCGGAATATCCCTCGGAACGGAGAATTTATCAAAAGGATTACTTTGGATAATATCATTTCCATTCGTATTATATTCTTTGATAGCTTCATTGAAGATATGCCGCATATTGCCCAAGTATAAGGATTGCGCCCTAGGATGACCATCTAGGAATTTCTTATATCCGTTAAGGAATCTGTAGTCTATGAGAGAAAACGGCAGCTTACGGCAACCATTATAGCGTGCAAGGGAATTGAGCATAATCAGATAATTCTTCTTTCCCTTATTATCGGATTTCTCAACCCACTCTTCGGTAAAGGAAAAGAAGTCTAAATCCTCTGTCTTTTTGCCTATATCAATCAAATGTTCACATATCCAATCAATATCCACATCTTTACCTAGCAAGTCTACCTCTAAGTCATAGAGTGCATCCTTCATAACATTCATTTTATCTTCAATCGTCTTCAATATCTTACGTGAAGAAATCTTTCCGGCTCTAGACAAGTCTGAGTCAGAAACAACTATATTGGTAGGAAATCTTTTTCTCTGTCCCTTATGAGAAAGGACAATAGACACCTTTCTTGTCTTGTCTTGCTTTGGTTTTCCAAGCTCGTATGTTATTGTAGCCAT